ACGGAGTGATCCGGAATATCACAGATCCGGCGCCATGCTGGATTGCGCTTGCACCAGTCGGCGGCATGCTGAGCGGCTTGATCGGCAGAGTAAAATTCTTTGGTGTTTTTTTCGGCCATCACTTCATCCCCTTGTATCCGTTGTTGATGCGATCGGCGATATCTTCCAGCTTCTCGGCCATGTACCACATATCGTTATTGTCCCGGCGCGATACGACTCGGCACCGGTGGACGTTGCGGCCCATCAGGATCTTGGCGGCCAGCCGGATCAATGCGGCCTCGAACTTTCGGCGCAGAAGGCCGTCGCGCGGGATCATATTTCGAACTCGTCGCCGGCATCGCTCGGCGTTCCGGCCTTGGCCAGCGCGATCGCCTCTTCGGCCTGCTTGACCAGCTCCGGATATTGATCGTTCCAGTTCTGCTTGTAGGCCTTGTCCAGCATCGCTTCGAGCGACTTCAGCAGCTGCGGCGCGGTGCGCATCAGGTAGGCATTGGCCCAGGACTCGTCGCCGATGACGTACTTGATGCCGTTGTGATCCATGGCGCCGATGCTGGCGATTTCCAGCGGCTCGCCGTCACGCTCTACGCAAATCGAGTAGTCCTGCCGATCGACCAGCCAGTCTTCCTTCGTGTGGTTGCTCATGCCCTAACCTCCTGCATGGCTTTGCCGATCTCTGCGGCAGCCTGGACGATGACGCGGCGCGTTTCGATATCGCCAAGGGCCGACACATGGATGTTGAATGGCTCGCCAGTCGTGCTGCGCTCCTGATAAACCTGAACCGTGTCGCATTCTGGAATGAACTGGATGCAAATCCCGAGCTTGATCGCCAGGCGCAGCGCCTCGCCATCGTTATGCAGCGGGTTGAACCATCCCTTTTCCTGAGGCCAAGAGCACGACCGGCGGAAGAACGCCTTTTCTGTCTTCAGCCATTCCACATCCTCGCCGGCAGCGATGGCCGCCAGCTCAAGCAATTCGCGATCTGTCATGCTCATGGCTTCACACTCCAAACCGTTTCATTGGCAAGCGATTCAACCGGAACAAACTTCGCCCCGCCCGTCAGGTGATGCAGGATCGCGAACTCTGCAGAAGTGCGAGCCAGCGAATAGGTGCGCCCGGTCGGTCGGTGGGTGTAGGTTGTGGTTTCCATGCGGGTTACTCCGTGGTCACAGGGCCATTTCGACTTGGCTTTCACGAAGCCAGATCGGTGAGCTGTTGTGCGATTCGATCCGGTCGGCGATCACGTTGGCGCGCTGGCCGGCCGTTGGCGGGGCGTACATTCCGAAGCGGCTGATGCTTCCACCGTTCATGGCGGCGTTCGTTGAGTCGGCCGAGGCCAGGGGCATGTACTGGAAAACGGCAGGGTCAAGCATGCGCAGGCCGTGCAGCTTGCAGATAGGCCGCCCGAGGTCGTCACAGATGGCGTCCATCGCGGCGCCGATCCGCTTCCACCATGACGGCGTGCCGGGCGATGACCACTGCCCGGAACTGCCGATTGCTACCGTCTGCCACTCACTGGCCAGGCGTTTCAGGCGATCGATTGATTCGTGCAGATGCCAAACGGGCACGCCGCGCAGTTCGCGGGGCCAGTCTTGAATCATCCGATCATTGTCCTTCTCGTCGCCGTCGATCACGTCAGGGATCAGCGCCCAGTCAAAGCCGGGGTGCCGGTGCCAATGCTCAACCCAGAGGGTGTAGCCGTCGACATCCAGCTTGTTGCCCTTGGTCCAGGCTGAAAACGCGCCGTTGTCGAATACGAACGACTGGCACACGTCGGCGACGATGCCCATGTCGTCCTGGCGCGGGAACGGCACCAGCGCGTGACGCCCAGCAAGGAATTTTGCGCTGTCCTCGCGCCGCCCCCCGACCGGAGTGCCGTGATACGCGATCATCCCGGCAGCCTCACGGTTTCGATCTCTACGCCCTGATGCGTGGCGATGATCGTCTGCTCTCCTCCAAGGGACTCAGAAAGGCGGTCAGCAATCTGTTCGTGCCATCCCTTCTTGATCAGGGCTGTAGCGGTCTTGATGTGCTCGACGTGAATCATCTGAAGGGATCGAATTTCCAGACTGTAGACGATCATTTCGCCATCGGCAGGGCATTTCGCCACAAAGGTGTGCCTGTAGATGTTCAGCCCTGATGCTGGCTGTTCCTTGCTGATCCGATCTCGGCAGGCGCTGCAAGTCATATGGATGAGGTCGCAGTAGCATCCTGGGGTTTCTTGCTCAGACATGATCGATCTCCAATTTGGCGGCTTGTTCATCCGGGCCGTGCGGCAGGCGGTTCGGCTCGACGACTTCGTACTCACTGTCATCACCGTGATTACCGGCTTCACGTCGCGACTTTTCATCGAATTTGTTGAGCAGCGCTTTGCTGATCGTCACTTTGTGGCGCGGCTCTGCTAGGAATTCGATCAACTCGGCGTCGGTCATGTCGTCCATCTTCCTGATGGCTCGCTGCATAACGTCGCTGATTTCTTTGATGCCGGATCGATCTCGGATGCGGTCCATCTTCTGATGAGTGCCGAGCCGAACCCGGTGCCTAAGCTCCTTCTCGTCGTACTGCTCGCGCTTCTTCGCGGCCTTCGCTGACCGCTCCTGCGTACTCTTCGCCATGTTATGACGCCTTCCTTTGGTTCCATGCCCCGGCGGCCTCGAACAGCTGAGCCGCCTGCTTTTCTTCCAGTGATGTTTCGTAGGGAATCGCAATCCAGCCGCTCGCGGCCAGGTGCTGGGCGTTGCAGGAATCGCGCAGCTCTACATAGAAGTGCTCGATCACATCCGATAAGTTGGGAGCCAGATGCACACCTACGGGCGACACCTCGACGGACTTGCAGTATTCGGCGCCGGCCTGGTCGATACACATGCAGCTGATGTAAATCGTCCATCGGTGCGCTATTTCAAAGATGGCGCTACCGATTTGATGGCTGACAATTCGCCGGGAGTTGGCCACGTTGAACAGCGACTGCTTGCCGCTCGGGTCGATGTTCACGATGCAAGTGTGATTGGTTCGGAGTAGCGCTCGGCAGGAACGCTCGACCCTGGCCCGCATGTTGTTCGGCTTGCGCTTTTTCATTCGATAGCCCGCTCGCTGGCAGCTGGTGTTGGATGAGGCGCGCACGGTGGCGCACCCCGGATCTGAGTCGCATTACTTGCGCGTCCCCTGGAATCGAACCTGGTAGGTGTCGACCAGTCGCGTCATCTTGTGCCAGCCGATTTTCAGGTGGGCGCCGGCCTGGCGCTTCGATACACCGATCTCAGCCATCGCGCGAAGCCGTTCGACCAGCTTCGCGTCATCTTCCGGGTCGATGATGTAGACGCCCTTCTTTCCCGAGGCTCGACCGGCGCCGGACTTGAGGCTTATCCCGAACTGCTTGCAGATCTTCGTCACACGGTCTTGCGAAATGCCAAGGTGCTTGGCCAGGTCCAGCTTGATCATCGTCACGCTCAGCGTTCGGATTTGATCGGCCATCTGTCGTAGCTCGATCTCTTCCTGCGTCAGCCGAGGTTCGATGCGCGGGGGTAGCGGTTTGAATTCGAAGGTTTCCAGTACGTCGATCTTGCCGCCAGAGCGCAGGAATGCGTCTTGCGCAGAGGCCAGGGTCGATCGGTCCATCATTCGGAGGTCGTTGTATTGGTTCATTTGGCACCCAAAAGAAAGGGCGCTCATGGCGCCCTGTCGGTTACTTGGTCGGTTATTTGGCAAGCGCCTTGCGCAGGTACGGATCAACGTCGGCCTGGCCGAGCAGCCAGCGCTTATAGTCGGCCGGGATGTCGGCGATTTTCGATCCGGCGTGCTTGCCGAAGCGGATCACGGTCGGAATGCGCGCCTCTTCGGAGATCATCCAGAGGTCTTCGAAGCTGAAAACCGCTGCGCCGTTGCGGAGGGCGATCTCTTCCAGGATCTTGACCAGAAGTCGGCGGCAGTTGAGTACGTCGTCGAGCGCGGCGTGAGCGTTCTGCAAGAGCCCGCGCGCATGTTCCCGGTAGTGCAGGTAGATCATTGCCGACTGGCTATGCGAGTCAGCATCCGGCCAGAGCGCGCGGCTCAGCGCCTGGGTGCAGATCCGCTTCACGTCCGGCTGACCGATCACGCCCCAGTCATAGTCGACGTTGTGGCCGATGATGTACTGAGTGCCTTCAGGAAGCGCGAAGTCGGTGTGCGGCGGGCAGTCGACCAGTTCTTCGTCGTAGATGTGGCTGGTGGCCAGCGCGCCCAGCTCGATCGGCTTCGACGGCTTGTAGCGCTGCAGGAATTCTTCGACGACGCCCAGGGTCTGGATGTCGGCGAGCTTGAGATAGGCGCCTTCGACCATCTGCGGGTCTTTCAGGCCTGTAGTCTCGGAATCGAAAATAATTGCGTTCATTGGTTACCCCTATGGTTTTTGCTGGATGACCGATGCCGACATTCCGGCATCGGCTTTGCTTCGGGCCGGATCAGTTCAAATCAGAACGGGATGTCCGGGTCATATTGCGAGTCATCGGGTTGTGGCTGATGCGCCGACTGACGATTCGACGACTGCTGGCGCGGTGCCGATTGCTGGTTGCCGCCTTGCTGGCCATCGGGGCGACCGCCGAGCAGCTGCATGGTGCCCTGCATGTCGACGACGATTTCCGTGGTGTAGCGCTTGATGCCGTCCTTCTCCCATTCGCGGGTCTGCAGCTTGCCCTCGATGTAGACCTGCGAACCTTTGCGCAGGTACTCCCCGGCGATCTCGGCGACCTTGCCGAACAGTGACACGCGGTGCCATTCGGTCTTCTCGACCTTCTGGTTCGTCTGCTTGTCGGTCCATTGCTCGCTGGTGGCCAAGCTCAGGTTGGTTACCGCGTTTCCGTTGGGCAGGTACCGAACTTCCGGATCCTGCCCGCATGTACCCACAAGGATTACTTTGTTTACACCGCGTGCCATATCTCTCTACCTCGATTGGATGCCCCGGCGTCTGCCAGGGCTTGAATGGTTATGCCGCCTGGTTCTGTGGTGCCAGCTCGGCCTTGCGCTTGTCTTTTGCCTTGCCGAAGGTCTCGCCCATTTTCTTGTTGTTCGCGTCCTTCGCGGCTGCCAGGCCGGTGTCGAATGCCTTTTTCAGCGCCGCCATGTCCGGCGCCTTGGCGATATCGGCGATCATGGCCGTCCAGTCGTACTGGTTCGTCGATTGCTGCCGGCTCTGCTGCTGGGCCCCCGTCGTCGAATCGAGTGCGTCGTGCTCGACGATTTCCAGCGCCGTCACATACAGGTAGCGCCGCTGGTAGGTTTCAACTGCGCCGATGTTCTGGACTTCGTGGCAGCCCTTGAGCGCCGCGCTGCCCATCGGGCTGGTGAACTCGACAGACGTACCGTCTTCCACGTCCACAACCTTCAGGGTGGCAAGCTCAACCCCAAACGAGACGATCCCGCACAGCCCCTTCTCTTTGAAAAGGTCATTGATTGTCGGCAGGAAGTCGCCCAGTTCGAAGTAGCTGTAGCCCGCGAACTTGTTCTCGCCGGTCTTTTTCAGGGTCATGCGCTGCATTTCGCAGCGTGCTTCTTGGAGCTTTTTGTAGACGCTCATGGCGCACCTCAAATCGGTTGGTTGTCCCACTGGCGTTCAATTTTGATCGCCTCGTCTTCGTACTCTTTGCGCTGCTCGCCCTGGAACTGCTCAGGGTCGAACTCGCCTACCGTCATCCAGTCGAGCTGGGCGGTCAGTCGTGGTGTGCTCATGCGAGCCTCAGAAGTTGATGGTGATGTTCGGCACTTCGCCGCGGTAGATCTTCAGAACGAGAGCCTTTGCCAGCTCTTCGGTGACGTTCATCGACATGATCGCCAGCTTCGCTTCGCCCATAATTTTCGACTTGTGCGCCTTGTCGGCCTCGCGCTCTTGCTGCTGGCGGATGATCTCGTCGGCTGCGTCCTGCTGGCGCTTCACTTCGGCCAGTCGGGCTTCCTCGGCTGCACGCTCGGCGCGGGCCGTTGAATCCCTTCTTTCCTGTTCGGCGCGCTGTTCTGCTGCCTGCTGATCCGCCTTGGCCTGTGCCGCGACCCGCTCTGCCTCTTCGGTCTGCTGCTTCAGCGCCTTTTCACGCTGTTCGGCCTGGTCCCGCTCGCGCTGGGCTGCATCGTCGGCGTCCCTCTGCGCCTGCTCGGCCGCTTCCCTTCTTATCCGCTCGTCATGCTCCCGCTGTGCGCGCGCTTCGTCGTCAGCGCGGCGCTGAGCCAGTTCCGCCTGATCCGCCTCGTACTGCTCCTGGTCGGCCAAGGCCTTGCGCAGGGTCACCAGAGCGGCAGCCTTTGCCCGGTGTGCGTCGGCCTCGAACTCTTCCAGCTCCTGGTTGATCTCCAGGCTGTCCAGGTCCTGGACCTTGGCGCCGATCAGTGCCGCGGTCATGCCGGCGGTGTCGGTGTTTTCGATGTGCGCGATCACGGCCTTGTGCGCAGCGACCCGGGCTTCCTCGGCGGCCTCCCACTCATTCAGCGGGCGGCGGACCTGCTCCTGAAGCGATTCCAGGGTTTCGCGCATCCGCTTGCGCTCGGCGTCGATCAGCTTCGGGACTTCCTTCAGCTCGGCCACCAGCTTCTTGCCGGCGTCGTCCAGGGCCACTTTCGACTTGGCGACCTTGAAGGCGATCGAGGCGATGGCCTCACGGCCTTTTCGGGTGCTGGTGTCTGGAACAAATGCCAGAACCTCGTCACGAATCTTTTGCAGCCACGGCTCCAGGCCGTTCGGCGCGCTGTACACGGCCAGCGCGGTTTCCTTTGGCGGCACGGTGGCCAGCTCAGTCGTTGCGTTCATGTTCACCCCTTGTACGTCGAAAGTCCCGTGCAAGGGACTGTTAGAAACATTTCTATTCAGGCCGAAGAAGTCGCCGATCTGCCCGACCGCTGCATTGATCCGCACCTGGGCGGCCTTGCGTTCAGTCAGTCGGATCGATTCCCGCTCAGCGCTCCGGGCGTCAAGCGCCTCGTAGTCGTGGAACAGGTCAGCCGGCGCCAGCTTGGGCCGGCCGTAGTCATCGAATCGCCTATCCCACTCCCGGGCCTGGGCGCTGTCTGCGTAGCTGGTGCTCATGAGTCAGCCCTCAGCAGCTGGTCTCCGATGATGCGCAGGCGATTGCGGATGCGGGCGCCTTGGGCGTTTATCTCTTTTCGCTCATCGAGCAGGATCGCCATCGATCGGTAGATGTCGTCCTCGTCTAATTCCGTGCCGTCCCATGCGTGGCACTCGTCAACCGCATGGAGCCAGCCTCGCCAAACGATGCTGCAATCAGGGTCGTCGGTCACATCGCCGCTCATGTAGCGGTTTCGGAAGGGCTTCAGGTCGACGAATGTTTCTGCATCGGCATGCTGCTCCCGGATGGCCTGGGCGTTCTTTCGCCATGCCTCCCTATGCCGGGAATATGCCTTGGCCAGTTCGCGCAACTTGTCATCAGTCGTCTGCGTCATGGCCGCGCTCGCACGGCAATCCTGTTGCCTTTCTGCGTGGCGGAGAGCTTGACGGTCAGGTCGCATACCTTGAAGTCCGGCGACTTGCCGATCACCTGGTAGAACGGGATGCCGTGGGCAATGATGGCCAGGCCGCGCTCGATCTCTTCGAGCTGTTCGTCTATCAGTGATTTAACCGGTGAAGTAGTCATACGTGCATCCTCTCGGTGGCGCTGCAAAGGCGGGAGACGCGAGCACTTCGGGCCGCCGCGAGACTGCTGTTCATCTGGCTAACTTCTTCGTAACCAATGTCCCCGCTCCAAAGTGCGTAGGAGACAAAGCCCTGCAGGTAATTCAGTTCCGACTCGCTGCCAACCAGGTCGCCGGCGGGCATGGCGTGGATCTTTTTCAATCGTTCATCGAAAACCGCTCTCGCTGTTGAGTTGAACATTTCAGTTTCCCTCGGTGACGTGGAAGAGACCGCTAATTTCGTGCTTTAAAGGCGGCTGTGATGGCGGAAGGTGCGAGCCTGGCCGCTGCCTGGAATACGCTGGCGCGCTTGGCGTGCAACTCTTTCGCTCGGGTAGGTGGCAGATCCGCCCATCTTCCCGGTGACGAACAGCCCGCGAAGGCTGATCACGTTCATTTCAAAGTCCTCGCCCTGAAGGGCCATCCCTGTTTCGCTGTTCATGCGCTTGCACCCCTGCTTGCTGTGGTTAGTTGATTTCCCGCTGCCGACTCATTGAATCGGCACTGGTGAAATGGTCCAGGCCGCGCTACTGGCGACCGGCCTGGATTGTTGCGTCATCGGTGTTGCCGGTTGCCCGCTGCTGATTGCAGGGCCTGGCGCGTCTGTCATAGGTTGGCATCGGGGCTTCCTGCATCCAGCTCGATCAGCGTTGCTGGATGGTCATAGGTCAATACAACATGCGGCGTACAGCCCCTGGCGCCCGGTTAAGTAGGCGCGCCGCATGAGGTCCGGCGCCCCTCATAGCCGAAGCTCGGGGCGCTAATTCGTTACAGTCCGTCAAGCTACCGAGGCCGGTACAGCTATGCTCAGGGAGGTTCCTACCTATGAACATGCCAGCGGACTTTCCCACTTGACGGTTGTGTTGCGCAGGTTGTGTAAAGAGCGATTCGTTCTGGTCTCTTGCAAGGGACCGTCTCGATGGATTGAAAGGTAACTCAAGGTTGCGGGCCTGTAAAGTCCTAGCCGTGAAATAATTTTTAATTTGCCGGGGACTTTAAAGGGACTAGACTTGTCGTAATACCGTTGAAGACTCCGCAACCGTTAGTTACCATAGCGTATCAACGGGCGGGGGAGTTTTTCATGCAAGGTGTTCCGCTAAAGCAATTGGTTGCAGAGCTTGGCCCGGCCAAGGTAGGAAAGATGCTCGGTGTAAGTCATCAAGGAATAACGAAGGCGGTAGAGGCTGGGAGAGAAATTCTCATCACCGTGCTACCGGACGGAAAGGCAAAAGGGACAGAGCTTAGCGACTTCCCGAAAGCAAAGAAGAAAGCAGCACCAGACTGATAATCGTAAAACCAAGGGGTTGATATGGCATACGTACCAGAAGAACTGATGCACGAAAAACAGATTAAGGTTCGACTCGTAGACAGCGAGTATGACGAGTGGAAAGAAATGGCTCACAAGGAAGGACAACTGCACAGCGTAATGGCTAGAATCGCCATGCGGGCCATTCTCGAAGAGTACCGCAGGACCGGTGAGCTGCCTGAGTTCATCGCCAAACAGCGCGCATAACATTCACTAAATTTTTGGGGTGACCGCTTTGACCAAGGATGAATTTGTAGAGTTTGCCGGCGATGAGTTCGCCGTCGTTGTAGTAGCCGCTGCAATCCCTGGCCCGACCAGGCTTTACCAGGTCGAGGCGGTTATGCCTTCGGTGCTTGCAGGCATGATCAGCAAGGGAGTGAATCCATGACCAAGGATGAATATGTTCTGTTTGCAGGCGCCGACCTTGCCTTGATCGAAGAGATCGCAGCGCTCGCGGGCAAGACCGGCAAAGAGCTGGTGGAATACATTTCAGGGTCCAGCATTCAGACCCTGAAGGAAGTGATCGATCGCAACCTGGGAGCGCCGCGCAATGCGGTCGTCGCCCAGGTCAGCGGAAATGTTATTCAGGTCAACTTCGGCGCCGGGGCGGTAGCTTCCTGGAATGGCCGGAAAGCGTACCAGGCGCCATCAAAACGCCGTCAGTTCGCCAATCGCGTCAGCCTCATGCCTATTCGAGTCCCTTCCACGGCACCAAGCGCAACCTCTGCTGCGGTCCCTTCCACGTCACCTGATACTGTTGTTCCATACAGTAGTCGATAACTTACCAGACCAAACATGAGCGCGCCACGTTTTACGAGTCAGGCAAACGTAGCGCGGCATCATATAGATCAGACTTAGGGGTGACGATGATGGCGCCAGAAAATAGTCAGGCCACTGGTCGAGTGGTTGAAATGCAGGTTTCGGACCTTGTTGGGCTGGCGCTTGATTGGGCGGTCGCGAAGGTTGATGGCGTAAAGACCATCATGCTCAGCGTGAAAAGCCAGCCAGCGAAGAAGCCCTTCGCGATGTTCGGCTCTTTGGCGCTTCCAGTCGGTGGCGATGAGGAAGGATATTCGCCCTCATCATGCTGGCATTGCGGCGGCCCCCTGATCGAGGCGCATCAAGTAAGCCTGCACTGCCCGCAGACGACGGATGACGTGTGGGCTGCATGGATCATCACGAACAAAGGCGAAGTGGTTCAGGCCGGCGACACAGCTCTGATCGCCGCCTGCCGCGCCATCGTTTCTGCGCACCTGGGCGAGGTCGTGAGCGTGCCGGCCGAGGTGGTCGAAAATAAATCTCCGGAGTGATTGCGGTAAAGCGCTTTTGCGCTTAGAGTTTATCGTGACACGAAGAGGTGATTTATGACGCTCGAACAGTTCAAGGCAATCGCAACGCTGATCAGCGCCAGGGGTGGCGTAACAGAGCAGGGCGCCATGCTCGTTCTGGTTGATGGCATGGAGCCGAAAGAGGCCGCCGAATCTCTAGGCGTCCCGGTGCAGACGGTTCAGACCGGTATGCGTCGTTTCAAGAGAGCTCTGGAGTTGGCGAAAACAGCAACCCAGTAACCTAGATTTTCGTTTCAAGGCGGTATACCGTGCAGCCTAGTCTCTACAGAGGGACCGGAGCGCACAAAAAAATGCCCCGGCGGGCAAGGTCGGGGCAGATGGATCTATTACTAGCGAGGGAAGTATGACATACGCAATTGAGTGCGCAAGTATCTATTCAACTAAAGGGGTTGAATCCAATGCCATTGGGAGAGCTCCCCTATGAGCATGGAACTGATGGTCAAGGCCATGAAGGCTCGCGTCGGTAGTCCTCTGCGCAAGCTTGTGCTGATCAAGCTGGCCGATAACGCAAACGACATGGGCGAATGCTGGCCGTCCTACCAGCACATTGCTGACCAGTGCGAAATGAGCCGTCGCTCAGTGATGTCCCACATCGAAACCCTGTGCAAGGGCGGTCTCGTTCGCAAGGAAATTCGGAAGGGTGGGCCGAAAGGCAACTCATCAAACATCTACGTCCTGATGCTTTCCGATGGTGCAAAGCTTTCACTACCCCCTAGTGAACCTCCTGCACCAGGTGGTGAATCTCCTGCACTAGGTAGTGAAAATGCTGCACCACCTAGTGAAAATGCTGCACTAGGGGGTAGTGAAGGATCTGCACCCAGAACCAGTCACTCTTTTGAATCAGTCAGTGAACCAGTCAGTGAACCATTGCAGCCCGCCGCTGACGCGACAGGCATGCCGGAATCGAAGGTTGTGGCTTTAGTCGAGGTCATACAGCCCCGCATTGAAATCCCTGCAGACATGCCTGGACCAAAAGACCAGGACTGCAAAACCTTCAAGGCCTGGGCCAACTACGCCTTCGCCTACCGTAAGCGCTATCAGGCGTGGCCGGTGTGGAATGCCAAGGTCGCCGGACAAGTTGGTCAACTGGTTAACCGCCTGGGTGCCGAGATTGCCCACCACGTCGCGGCCTACTACGTTTCGATCAACGACGCCCGCCTGATCAACGACTGCCATTCGCTGAACAACCTGCTGGCCAAGGCTGAGGCCTACCACACGCAATGGGCCACCGGTCGCCAGATGAACGGCCGCACCGCCCGCCAGATGGAAGACACGCAAGCCAACATCAACGCAGCGCAGGAAGCCGCCCGCAACATCCTGGGGCAAGGAGAGCGAAATGCTTTCCTCTGAACAAATTGCGCAGCTCGCAGGCGCTATTTGCGCGACCGCCGAGACCCTGGGTCAAACGGTGAGCGCTGGCGCGGCGAAGATGATGGCCGAAGATCTGGCTGGCTATGCCCTTGAACACATTCGCAGCGCCTTGCAGGCCTGTCGCCGAGAGTTACCAGGAAAGCTCACGCTGTCCGCCATCCTCCAGCGCATTCAGGCCGAGGACGGCCGGCCGGGCAAGGATGAGGCATGGGCAATCGCTCTGGCCTCAAGCGATGAATTCGAAACCGTTGTGATGACGGATGAAATCCAGGTCGCACTGTCTGCTGCCCGCCCGGTGCTCGATGCCGGCGATAAGATCGGAGCGCGCATGGCGTTCATGAGCGCCTACGAGCGTCTGCTGATCAACGCCCGTGCCGAGCTGAAGCCGGTCAACTGGCATATGTCGATCGGCTTCGATGCCGCCCGCCGGGTTGCCGCCGTGACTGCCGCCGTGCAGATGCAGCGAATCCCCCGGGATCATGGGCAAATGTATCTGGCCGACCTTTCGCATGTGCCAATTACCAACGACGGGCGCGCTATTGCGGGCCTGCTGACCGGCGATGTCGTGGAGCCCAGTCCGAAGGTGCGCCAGAAGCTGAAAGTCCTCAAGGAGGGCATGCAGGCGATGAGCAAGGCCAGCGAAGAAGAACGGACAGAAATGAAGATCGCAGCGGCAAGCGATCTGGCCGAGCGGCGCGCGCTGCTCATCAAGCAGGCGGAACAACTCAAGGGGCTGACGGTATGAGCATGGACAAAGATCGCGAAGCATTCGAAACGATGGCGCGCCGATTCGGTGCGACCGAGGATCAGCTCCGGCAGGACGAGGAAGGCTGCTATTTCGACCGGGAAACCCAGTCGCATTGGGTTGTGTTCGGCATCGCCTGGGGCGAGTCGCTTGATTCGGTCGGCGTACGTCCTGCCAGCGCATGGCGGGTCATCGACCGAAAGGGCAAGCGCTTCACCGTCTACAACGAGGGCCTGGCCAGCGCCGTCGCTGCTGAAGGATTGTCCGTGACGCCTATGTGCGACCTTCCACCAGAAGGCTGGGAATGCAGTCGGGCGCCTGATCATTCTGGCCCGTGCGCCGCATCGGAGGTGCAGCCATGACCATCGACATAGCCAGCCTGACCATCCGCGAGGTCGCGCACTACAACGGCGGCAAGGCGTTCTTTGCCTACGGTTACGAGTGCGTCCAGCATCCGCGCCTGACTCTGTTCAAGCGGTTTGATCGGAAGCTGAAGACCGTCACGGTAACCTGGCGCGTCGATGGCGCCGATCATGTCAGCCTTGAATCGGCAGTCGCAGCCCTGGAGGCGTCCCAATGACCAACAACCAGCGCGCCACCGTCAACCAGCTCGTCGCTGACGGGTTCAAGGTCGTCACTGCCAGCGTCGAAGTAGTCCGCCTGACCAAGGGCGCAGACCGGCGCATCGTTTTCCCTGATGGCAGCCAGAAGCGGGCGAACCACGTCGAGCACAAGCTCGCCTGATCCCGTGTGGATAAACGGTCGCGATGGTTGCTCGCAAAACGTAATAGAGCCTGCCTGGCGCGATGTCAGGCAGGATCAACGGGACATATGGGTGGAAGGTATGAATGATTATTCGAAATTGCAGGAGCTGGCTGAGGCGGCAACACCTGGAGAGTGGCGCGCAGGAAATGCCTACGACAAACCGTTTGTACCGAAGTACGAGGTCATAGTCGACACGCAAGATGGCCCATACGTAATCCTGTCGGGGAATCATAATTTTATTGAGGATGCAGAGGCGAATATTGCCTTTGTAGGGGCCGCCAACCCTGTCGCCGTGCTGAGCCTGCTGGCCGAGATCGAGCGCCTGCGGACTGCCGAAGGCGATGCCATGACCTACAAGGCCGGAATGGAGAACGTCGCCCAGCAGCGCGACCAGATCAAGGCTGAGAACGAGGAGCTTCGTGGTCAGCTTGAGGACGCAGACGAGAATGTCGTCGCCCTGGAGAAGCAGAACAAGGCGCTGATGCGTGAGTATGAGCCCATGCGCAAAGACGCCGAGCGCTATCGGTGGCTGCGCACTCAGTGCATCCCGCTCAATGGGCACGACTTCCTAAGCTCTCACGAAATCCTTGATCGGCGAGTCGACGCCAAGATCCTCAAGGGTGCCGACCAATGATCTGTGGCCTGAGCGACGTGCCGGCGATCCTCGGTGCGCTGACAGTCATCGTCTGCGCGCTGATGCTGGGCTGGAGCTTTGGCAGTGTCAGGGCGAGTGCCCGGCATCGAGCAGATATCAAGTCTGCGCTGCGCCAGCTCGATCACATGAATGGGCAGATGGCCACGGCCAGCCGGGTGATCGACAAGCTTCAGGAAATGGCCGAGCAGAGCGCCGGCCGGCAGTGAGTACCAGGCGCACAGTGAGTCGCATACTCACCGTGCGCCCAGTCATTACCGTGAGTTTTTGGCAATGTACTCGTCGATAAACCGCTGAATCTCCGTCGTCATGTCCGACTCGTTGCGCATGCAGGCCCGGCGGAACCGGTCGTGCTTATCGGCATCGAGGCGCACGTTCAGTCGCTTCTCTTCCGCGACTGGCTTGCTGGCCTGGGCCAGGATCTTCGGCGCCCTGTCGGCGACCTTGCTTGGTGCTGTGGTGAGTAGTGCCATGATCAGGCCTCCAATAGTTTCTTGACAGCTTCAGCGAATCGCAGCGACTCCAGGCGTATTGCACTGTCGCCGCTTCTCGTTGGGGTTTTCCCTCTGGCGATGGCTGTCGGGTATCCGATCCGGTCGCACAGGGGCACGCTGACAACGGGCAGTTCGTAGCCATACAGCGCCTCGGCGATATCCCGGCCGAGCAGCGTGTTCTGATCCAGTCGGTTGACGAACAGTGCGGCGATGAACTCGGGACGATGCGCCAGGTGCGCCTTCATCAGCTCGATTGAGTCGGCGGCTGCCCAAATGTCAAAGATGCTCGGCGCGCACGGCAGCAGTGCCATGTCCAGGTAGGGCAGCGCATCCGCTGACAGCTCCCCCTTTGTATCGATCACCGCATAGTCAAACCCCGACAGCCCCTTCAGGTCTGACAGGCGCTCGGCGGTGAATATCTCGAGCGTGTTTGGCAGATTCGCAATCTCCACCCACCGGCTGACGCTGCCTTGCGGATCGGTATCGATCAGGGCAACGCGGTGTTTCTGAGCCAGCGCCCCGGCCAGGGTGACCGCGCTGGTTGACTTGCCAGCCCCGCCCTTCTGCGTCCATAGCCCGATCTTCTTCATGAGTACAGTGCCCATCGTGAGTATTTGACTCACAGATTACACGACTGCGCGAAATCCGCTTGTGTATTCCGCGATTGTCGCGCTATAGTCCCTACACAGGGACCAGCAAGGGACCACAACCAATCAGGGGTGATACGAGATGGCGATTCCATGAGGCTTGATCCGAAGGCGCTAAAAACTGACCCGGCCTACATCCGAAGCCTGGTCGAGCAAAGCGGCATGAGCCAGAAGCAGGCCGCCGCATCCATCGGTGTCGGTCAGCGCACGTTGGTTGACTGGCTCGGCGGCAAGATCAAGTGGTCCTACCCGGCGCAGTACGCGCTGGAGTGTCTTGTTAAATACGGGGTGAAAAAGTGATGAGCACAATTGATTGGAGCAAGGCGCCGGAAGGCACCACGCACTTCGGGCCAAAGCATGATTTTCTCGTAGAGAACTGGTTCAAGAGAGATGAGTGCGGCTGGTCTATTTGGGAGTGCGCTCGCTGGGCGGCATGTCGTGGCGGCCTGCAGAAGCTACGCGAGGACACGATGGTCCGGCGTCCTCCGCAGAAGCCGTGGGCCGTCGAAGGCCTGCCACCAGTTGGGACTGTGTGCGAGTTCGCAGGTGGAACGCCATGCCCGGAAGATCCCTTCGACAAGGATTTGAAGGTAGGCATGAAAGTAACAATCATCGCTCACTTCAAGTGCGGCGACTTTACGCTGGCGGCTTTTACCTTTGACCCTAAAAATCAAGATCGCGGAATGGTGCAAGTTGAACAGGGTAACTTCGGTTGCTTCCGCCCAATCCGCACGCCCGAGCAGATCGCAGCGGAAGAGCGCGAGAAAGCACGCGATGAAGTTCTGAATGCCATGGCGGAAAAAATGGCTATCGAGAAGAACGAAACCCTTTGGCAACATCGTCTGCAGGTAGTTGGCGAAATGCTGGACATGGGCTACCGCAAGCAGGTGATGCCATGACCGATAAAACGATTTGCCGCGATGACGGACGCTGCGAGTACGCGATCCAGTCCGGCGCCGAAGAGAATGGTCGTTGCCCGAATGGCAAGTGCGCGATGCCTGCCTCGGCACCTGGAACTGGTAGCGATGTCCTCGACTGCATCCTGGGCGTTGGCGGCTTCGCAAGCTTCGGCCCTCTGGATGCACAACCCGCCGCCCACCTGACCATCCCCGGCGCGCTGGAGTGGGATGGTGATAATGGTACTCACGGTGCGGACGGTGAGTCGTGTGCTCATGGTGAGTCAGCTGCTGCCATCGCCACCCTGAAATCGCTCGGCTACACCCATAACGGCGGCACCCACTGGAAGCCTCCGGTTGGCCAGAAGCCGGACTTCGACCTGATCGACTCACTGCGCGCCCAGCTGGCCAACACCGAACAATCGCGCCGCTCGTTCTTCGACTTGAGCCAGGATCTGGAGAAGAGGCTGGCCGAGCGGGATGCGCTGCTGCGTTCGAAGTCGGGCGACCTCATCCAGTACGCGGCACGACTACTTGGCGCCCCGCTGCGAGAACTGAACGGCCTCATTGACGAGGGAGCAAGAATGACCCGCCCAAGGGTTGAGGCTGCCGTCGACTTCGCGGATAGCCATATGAAGGACGTAGCCGTCCAGATTCGCCATATCGCTGACGCACTGTCCGCCATCACCAAGCCCGCCAAGCCCAAGGCCTGCGCCGCCTGCGACGGCTGGGGAACCATCTCGACGGGAATCGACGAGGCGCCATCGACCAACTGCAAAAAATGCGACGGAACCGGGAAGGTGGCGCCATGAGGAATATTAAAACCAGGGAGGGGTACGACCTGTGGGACAAGGTTCACGAACTGCCTCGCTTCAACTTCTGGCGCGGCGGTGAGGATGAAAAAGGCAGCGTTATCCGAGTACCGGAAAAGCACGGGCACTGGGTCAACTTCAATGACCTGACAACCTTGGCCGACCAGTACCAAGACGAGATCAACGGCCTGCGTGAGCGTCTTTCGCGCCTTGAGCCAAAGGTGGTGCAGTCATGATCGGGCTCGCTATCTGGCTGGCAGTCCAGCTCCCGCTTGGCCATCTGATCGGCCGGGCTCAGCGCCAAAAGCGCAAGTTTGACGAGGCGTTCAGGCATGGCTAGCGCACCCAAGCCAAAGCCGATGCCGGTCTACCTGATGCTCAGGAAGATGATCGACCCGGCGACGGGCAACCAGGTCGCAGCGTTCGTGCCGGCCTCGGATGCCGATCAGTCGATCTTGCGCGAGAAGGGTTACAAGTTTAACGCCAAGGTGCGGGCCGACCTGAAACAGCCGCGCAACGAGCGGTTTAACAAGTTGGTCCACGGCCTGGGCAAGATCCTGGCGCAGAACATCGACCGATTCAGCGGCAAGCAATCCCACGCGGCCATCAAGGCGTTGCAAACCGAGTCGGGCATCTACTGCGAAGAAGACCTGCTCGAAGTGCCAGGCATCGGCTCGCTGATCATCAAGCGACCGCAGAGCCTGTCCTACGACTCGATGGGCGAGGAAGTGTTCCAGGACTTCTGGGCGAAGGTCTGCGGTTACCTGGTGCTGAAGGACTGGCCGACGCTCACGCCCGAGCGATTGACCGAAATGGCGGAATTTGAAGGGTTCAGGGAGGCGGTATGAAAAAAGCAATCAAGGCGTTCAAGTGGGCATTCTGGCCGGCAGTGTTCGGCATGGCATTTGCGCTGCTGGCAATCGGAATTTACGACCGGTTCGCCCATCAGAGCGAATTTACGACGTTCTATGCTAAGAGGATCGATGCGACCTGCATTACCGCAACCGTTCACGGCAAGCCGGTGATGTGGTGCTTTGGCGGCGACCGTACCGCCGAAGCAGAGGTAGAGCCATGAGCAAGCAGGACAAGATCACCAAAGCTGCCCGGGGCCGGGATTGCCAGGTTCGTTTACCGGGCTGCCCGAACAACACCGAAACAACCGTGCTCGCCCACTACCGGCTGGCGGGTACGTGCGGAGTCGGTATCAAGCCTTCTTCGCTCCAGGGTGCATGGGCCGACCATTACTGCCACGACGTAATCGACGGCAGAATCCCTCCCCCTGAGTCTCTTTCAAGGGACGAGATCCGGCTGTATCACGCCGAGGGCTGCTTTAGAACGATGGATACATTGGTAAGGGAAGGGGTGATCAAGTGAGCAAGCGCCATCCAATGCAGCCAGTCGAAATGGCTGGCGATCAGGTCGTCAGATTCAAGCGAAACCAGATTATCTGCGACATGCAGGAGCTTTGCGCAAAGCACGGCCTTGATCTGAATGAGATTGCCTGCCGGGATTACTCCAAAGATGACCGCTCCCAGCTAATGCAGCTTATCGGCTACAGCGTCAGCGGGTACGGCAACCTGAGCTGCTCCCGCGCCAAGCATGTCATGCGCGCTGATGAGAAAGCCGCATCAATGGTCGAAGAGGTGAAGCCATGACCCGCCGCCCATCCATGTTCCAGCAGCCAGCGCCATCGCCCTGGTACGTCAACAAAACCAAATGCACCGAGTGCAACAAGTCTCGCGCCACCGGCAGTCATGCGAAGTGCAGCCGGGCGCGGCAGATGCGGTTTGCGGGGGAGAACAAGGCATGAGCCTGATCAAGCGATTCGAACGAAACACCGCCGGTCGTGACTTCGCAGTCGGCGACATTCACGGGCACTTCACCCGGCTACAGGCCGCGCTTGACGCCATCGGCTTCGATCCGGCCGTAGACCGGCTATTCAGCGTTGGCGATCTGGTCGACCGCGGGCCTGAGTGCCGTGACGTGCTGGCCTGGCTGGATAAGCCATGGTTCAACGCAGTGCGCGGCAACCATGACGATTACGTCGTGCGCTTCGACACTTGCGAAGTGGAAAACTGGGTCTACAACGGCGGCTCCTGGTTCGCCGGGTTGAATCGCGACGAGCAGGAAGAGTTCCGCGTTCAGTTTGCCGAGCTGCCGATCGCCATCGAGGTCGAGACTGCCGGCGGGCTGGTCGGCCTGGTGCACGCTGACTGCCCGTTCCCGTCCTGGCATGAGCTCCAGTTCGAACTGGAAGGTGCGACGACACCGAAACGCCTGAAGCTGGTGCAGAACACCTGCATGTGGTCGCGCTCCCGGGTTGAGCAGGGCGACGTTTCGGGCGTGCTGGATATTCGGGCTCTGGTGGTTGGGCATACGCCGCTGAGCGAGGTCACCGTCCTCGGCAACGTCTACCACATCGACACCGCCGGCTGGGTTCCAGATCGCGGACACTTCACGCTGCTGAATCTGGACACGCTGGAGCCTGCCAAAAATAAGTGATGGCATTCTGATTATTACGGTCCCTACAGAGGGACTGTATCGGATATGATAGCGCGCGTAGGCAAACAAACAGGGAGTGACCGAATGAGCAGATTGATTGGCATCGCTGGCCGGGCCGGCAGTGGAAAGGATACGGCGGGTGCGCACCTGGTCGAGCAACACGGCTTCCGGCAGTACGCCTTCGCCGATCCGATCCGGGCAATGCTCGGCGCGCTCGGCGCATTCCCTGCGAGCGACCTGATCGACCGCGACACCAAGGAAGTGGTCATTGATTGGCTGGGTAAGAGCCCGCGGCAGATGGCGCAGACCCTGGGCACCGAGTGGGGCCGCGAACTGGTTCACCCGCAATTATGGGTTCTGATGGCGCAGCGCCGCTGGGAGGCCTTCCGGTCTATCGGTGAAAGCCTGGTCATCACCGATGTTCGATTCGAGAACGAAGTCAACTGGATCAAGGCGCAGGGCGGCGTGGTTATTTACTTGGACCGCCCCGGAGTCGCATCGGTCAGCGCTCACGCAAGCGAGCAGTTCGATCTGAGCAGGGTTGCCGACTCAGTGATCCGCAATGACGGCACCGTCGGCTATCTGAAAGACATGATCGATTACTTGCTGGCGGGGTTGTCCGAATGAAAGCGAAGGCGACCGACGAGCAGCTGAAGGAAGCGCTGGCCACCATGACCGTGGCCGAGGCTGCCGCCCACTTCGACATGCACGAACGCACCGTCTGGTCGCGCAAGGCCAAGCTGGCCCGCCAAGGCTGGAGCCCCGAGCACGACATGACCAAGACTGTTCCGGACGGATTCCACCTGAAGGGCACATCGACGCTGTACGACGAGGACGGCAAGGCCAAGCTGCAATGGGTCAAGACCTCGATCGACCATGAGCGCCAGGCCGAAATGATGCGCGAGGCGGTGTCGGCGCTGTCTGCCGAGATCGTTCCGGAGATTGCGGTAAAGGCCCCGGCCCATACCTTGGATCAGCTGCTGAATTGCTACGTCATCACCGACTACCACCTGGGAATGAACAGCTGGGGCGAAGAGACCGGCGGCGACTGGGACATGAAGATCGCCGAGGACTTGCTTGTGAGCTGGTTCGGCGCGGCGATCGCCCAGGCCCCCGACTCCCGATCCGCCGTATTCTCCCAGCTCGGCGACTTCCTGCACTGGGACGGCATCAGTGCGGTAACCCCGACATCCGGCCACATCGTTGACGCTGACACCCGGTTCCAGAAGGTTGTTCGGGTTGCCATTGGCGTGATCCGCCGTATCACCTCGATGCTGCTGGCCAAGCATGAGCGCGTCGTTCTGCTGATGGCCGAGGGCAACCATGACCTGGCCTCGAGCATGTGGCTGCGCGAGCTGTTCGCCGCCCTGTACGAGAACGAGCCGCGAATCGAGGTCATCACCCGTCCAGATCCGTACTACTGCCTCGAGCACGGCCTGACTTCCCTGTTCTTCCATCACGGCCATAAGAAGCGCATCGACTCCCTTGAGACCGTGTTCATCGCTAAATTCCGCGAAGTGTTCGGCCGCACCAGGTTCAGCTACGCACACACCGGCCACCTGCACCACAACGTATTGCGCGAAACCAACACCATGCAGCTGGAGCAGCACCGGACACTGGCAGCGCCAGATAGTCACGCGAGCCGCGGCGGCTGGATGTCCGGGCGTGACGCCAAGGTGATCACCTATCACAGCCAGTACGGCGAAGTAGGCCGGACCACGATCAGTTACGAAATGCTCGGGGGAGGTGCGGCATGACCCAGGCGCCTGAACTGATCCCGGCGCCGGAAGGATTCACTATCGATCTGCCGTGGCCGCCGAAAGAGCTGAGCCCAAACGCCCGCGTCCACTGGCGGAAGCGCCACAAGCACGCCAAGGCGTATCGGCTGGCATGCGGGCTCATCACCAAGGCGGCGCGCAACGAGGCGCCGGACGGGAAGCTCTATTTTTGGGTGACGTTCTTCCCGCCCAATCGCAGGAAGCTGGACGACGACAACCTCATCGGCCGATTCAAGGCGGGCCGCGATGGCGTGGCTGACGGCCTGGGCATCGACGACGCTCGATTCATGACAACAGTAAACATTGGCGATCCGGTCCCGGGAGGGTCGGTTCGAGTTCACATACGCGGGCAAATTCAGGGGTGAATTATGGAAGATCGGGAATTGTTGGAGCTGGCGGCCAAGGCGCTGGGGAAGGTTTTTGTTTATGGCCGACCAACGATAATGGGCGGCAGCGCCACTCCATTCTTGGATGGGTACGGCTACTGGAATCCGCTCAAGGATGATGGCGACTGCGCACAGCTTGAGGTTGAGCTATGCATGGATGTCCAGATTGACGAAAGCGGTGTCAGATCCGTGAAGTACCTGCGCGATGGCATGGAGTTCATCGAAAGCATTCAGCTGGCCTGCAACCATGGAGGCGACATGAACAAGGCGAGGCGCCGGGCAAGCGTAGAGGTTTCAGCTGAGATCGGGAGGATGAAGCCATGATCTACAGAAGCGTAATCGCAGCAGTCGTCCGGGCGCTGGCAGCTGAAACCATGAGCGGCACCGGTGGCCAGGACTTCGAGCCGAAGGTGCAGGCGGCAAAGCAGAAGGGGGCGATTGTCGGGAAGGAGGATGCATTCCTGACTGACTGCTGGGTGTTCGGCCGGCTGCACAAGGGGCTGAGCGCTGATCACTGGGATGCACTGGTGGCGAAGTTCTCGACCCATGAAGAGCGAAAGCATTCTGCAATCCTGGCGCTGTATCGGTCCGTCCGTTCGCCAGCCCCGACAAGATTCCGAGAGCTAGCCGTTCTGACCTGGGCAATCCCGCAAGTGGCAGGGGTCAAGGATGGGAAGCGCTCAGCGCATGTTCTGCCGTTAGCCTGGTACGACATGGCAAAATGGGATAACAGCGGCCGACCAGACTCAACCCTGCGCCGGTGGCGCAACGAGATCCGCAAAGCACTGGATCGGCAAGTAGATGAGGCTTTATGTGCGGCTCAGGCACTGCTCGATGCCGAAGGCCTGATCTGCTCGGAGGCGGCGTGATAAAAAAGTGTTGACCAAAAGTGATCAAACGATCACTATCAATCCCATCCTGCCGTTGTTGCGGGTCAGGTAGTAACACAGTCCCTCGCAAGAGACTGACTACCTGTCAGCAACGGCACAAAAGAGCATGGTCACCCCTGTCCTGCACCGCCGCGAACCCGTCCACCCCTCGGGCTAGCGGCACCTATTAAAGAGCCTCGCCATCGTGCGGGGCTTTCTCGTATTCGGCACCCGTGCAACCGTCCTTGCTCCGAGCGGACGCGATATGTGCGGAGTGCCGAACCTATTACACCGCCGAGACTGAGGCGTATGAGATCAACCCTTATGTCTGAACCCGGCCCACTGACTGCCGCTGGCGGTATCGCGCTGTACAAGCTGGGAGCCTTCGGCTTCGTGGCTGTCTTGGCGGCCGTCGTCGTAATGGCTATGACCCTGCCCAAGACTGTGCGCGAGTTCACCGTCGCCATGATCAGCACGTCGGTGTCGAGCATCTGCGGCGGCGCATTCGTTGTCCGCTGGCTTGGCATTGCCCACTGGGTAAACGACGACGCCGGAATGATCGCCATTGGCGGAATCATTTTTGTGTGCGGCCTGCCTGCGTGGGTATTGGTTCGCGCCTGGTTCAAGTGGGCCGAGAAGCGCCGTGACAACGACCTGGCCGAGATCGTCGGTGACCTGGCCGAGCTACGCAAAGCGGTCTCCGACGCCGTCCATCAACAGAATCCGTAAGGAGTGCCCCATGCAACTGATCGACAACTGGAAGGACAGCCTGAAGCTGAGCAGCGTCCAGACCGGTCTGGCTATCTCTGCCCTCGGTTTCGCTGAGCAGGCTATGCCGCAACTGCAAGCTGTACTGCCTCCCGCTGCCTATGGCGTGCTGGGTTTGCTTGTGTGGGTTGCCCGCTTGATCGTCCAGAACAAACTGAGCAAGTGACATGCCGTCCTACACCATGACCCACTTGTGGCTTGGGCTCCTGGTCGCGATGTTCTGCGTGGTCCTGTATGGGATTCACCGGTTACAGCGCAGGCACAGGAAGGCGATGGGCCTTGATCGGTAATGGCGCGCTACGAATTCACGATGCGCGAAACGTAGCGCGGATTTCAGGAGGCAGATTGAGAGTTCTCATTCTTGGGTGTGCCGCTATCGGCCTGGCCGCTGCGCTGATGGCTGGCGGGCATCAGGTCGTCGACCATGAGCAGCTGACCGCTGTAGAGCCGCACTATGAATCCCTGATGATTGGGTCGGCCTCCGTGATCGACGCCGAAGACGCCCGGGTCATTTTCGAGCGGCGCAAAAAGTATCCCCCGCGGCAAATAGCCAAAACCGAAGACCAACCCCGTGCTGTATGGGATCGCGACCATAAGGCGGTCGTATGAACCATGGATGCGGGGAGCATGACTGAGGCGGTCCGAGTGGCCGCCAGATCAAAGAGGAATGACCATGTCAGCGAATACCAATTCATCGAAAGGCGTTTCAACCCTCGGCTGGTCGGCTATCGGCCTGATTGTGCTGGTCCTTGCTGCGTTCAGCTTCGTATGAGCAACGTCACGAACATTCGGCACGCCATCCCGGTTAGCGCCGACATGAGCAAGGCGATACAGGCGTTCAGCATGGCGATTGCTACGGCGATTGACGATGCGAAGGCTGTCGGGCTTCCGCAGGGTTTCGTCGTGTCCATCCTGCATGGGCAAGCCCTGTCCGAAACGCAGAAGCTGATCGACTGACCGTATCCCCTGAGCGCATTCGCTGAGTGCGCTGACGAGATACCAACACCAAGGAATTCACATGGCAGACAAGCAACCCGACTGGGAGGCAATCGAGCGCGCCTACCGGGCTGGATCATTGTCTCTGCGTGGGATCGCCGATAAGCACGACACCAACGAAGGCACGATACGCAGCCGCGCGAAGAAGCACGGATGGCAGCGCGACCTAACCCAGCAGGTTCGCACGGCAACCAGTGAGAAGCTGTCACGCAGCCCGTCACGCACTGCCGTCACGCATCACGCAGATGTGCGTGAAGATGCAGAGATTGTGGAAGAGGCGGCTACAGAGGCGGCCTCAGTCGTTCTGGCTCACCGTACCGACCTTGCCCAGTGGCGCAGCATTGCGAACAAGCTGGGCGATGCACTGTCCGGCATGGACGTGAACGAAGCCAACCTGAGCGACTTCTCCCGGGCACTGAATGCCGGCGTCGACGCTCAGCTGAAGGTTATCAAGGGCGAGCGCCAGGCTTACAACCTCGACACCGACGAAGGCAGCAAGACTGTCAACGACCTGTCCGACCTGATGGACGAGCTATCGAAGGAAGCGTGACCGATGAAGCCCGAGCACAAAGCGCTGCTCAGGGATCGATTCTGGCGGTTGAATTCGCTGTACTGGATAACCGACAAGAACGGCAAGAAAGTCCGCTTCCGCATGACGCAGGAGCAGATCGACTACTTCCAGGGCATGCACACCCGAAACATCATCCTCAAGGCGCGTCAGCTGGGGTTCACGACCCTGGTCTGCATCGTCCAGCTGGATGCTGCGCTGTTCGAGGCTGCCAAGTGCGCACTGATCGCTCACACCCTGACGGACGCCAAGCGTCTGTTCCGGGAAAAGATCAAGTACGCCTACGACAACCTTCCGGCTGAGATCAAGGCGGCCAACCCGGCACGCAACGACGCGGCAGGCGAGCTGGTATTCAGCAAAGGCGGCTCGCTCTACGTCAGTACGTCCTTCCGGGGCGGCACGCTGCGTTACCTGCACGTTTCCGAGTTCGGGAAGATCTGCGCCAAGTATCCGCACAAGGCGCGGGAGATCGTCACTGGCGCCTTCGAGGCGGTGGCAGCAGATTGCTTTGTCACCATCGAGTCCACGGCAGAGGGTCGGGCCGGCTACTTCTTCGACTACTCGCAGAGCGCCGAGAAGCAGCAACTGTCCGGCACTCCGCTGGGTCTGCTCGACTGGAAATTCTTCTTCTTCAGCTGGTGGCGTAACCCGCTGTACTGGCTGGACCCGGCGACGGCGGTTATCCCGCAGCGCCTGACCGACTATTTCAACGACCTGGAGGCCAAGCACGGCATCCAGACGAACCCAGGGCAGCGCGCCTGGTACACCGCCAAGGAGAAGACCCTCGGCGATGACATGAAGCGCGAGTATCCGTCGATCCCTGCCGAGGCGTTCCAGCAATCGGTAGAAGGCGCCTACTACGCCCAGCAGTTCACCAAGCTTTACGCGGCAGGGCGCATCGGCAAGCTGCCGGACAATTCGCACCTGCCGGTCATGACGATCTGGGACATCGGCGTCGGCGACTCTACGGCCATCTGGTTCGTGCGTCAGGTCGGCACCGAATACCACGTCATCGACTACTACGAGAACAGCGGCGAAGGCCTGCGGCACTACATGAAGGTGCTCAAGGACAAGGGTTACACCTATTCCGAGCACTGGGGGCCGCACGACATCGAAAACCGCGAGTTCGGTAGCGATGCCAAGACGCGCAAGGAAATCGCCCAGGAAGGCTACGAGATCGACGGCCAGCGTTACAGCCTGACGTTCACGGTCGTGCCGAAGATCGGTGTCGATGACGGCATCGAGGCGGCGCGGGAGATCCTGCCGCGTTGCGCATTCGATGAGGAAAAGTGCGACGAAGGCATCACCCATCTTGAGGGCTATCGCAAGGAGTGGGACGACAAGCGCGGCTGCTGGAAAGACAAGCCATTGCACGACGGCACGTCTCACGGCGCGGACGCCTGGCGTTACTTCGCGGTTTCCCAGACCAAGCGCAAGACCATGACCGATATCCCCGTGACATTCACCTTCTGAGGCCATCCATGGCGAATTACAGCGACACCCGGCAGGAATATGCCGACGCCTTGCCTGGCTGGCGTCTGGTGAAGCGATGCGTCAAGGGCGCGCGCGAGGTGCGCAAGCACGACGAATACCTACCGATGCCTGACCCTACGGACAATTCCCCGGAGAACCAGGCTCGGTACAAGCAACTCAAGAAGCGGGCGATGTTCCTCAACGTCACCGGTCGTACCCGGGCCGGTCTGCTGGGCGCTGTGTTCCGCAAGACTGCCGAACTTGGACTGCCGACCGAAGTCGAGTATCTGAAAGAGAACGCCAGCGGCGACGGAACCAGCCTTGAGCAGCTGTCGAAGAAGGCTGTCGGCGAATGCCTGGACACCGGGCGAGGCGGTTTTCTGGTCGATTACCCGAAGGTAGAGGCAGCCAGCGGCGTTTCATCCATGGCGGATGCGGCCAAGCAGAAGGCCTTGATCCACTTCTACGACGCCGAGTCGATCATCGACTGGGACGAGCAGGTCATCGACGGCGTGAAGCGCCTGGTCTACGTCAACCTCCAAGAGTGCGTGTCGAAGTTCGACGCTGCTCAGCTGTCGCGCGAGGAAGAGAAACAGAATCGTGTTCTGCTGCTGATCGATGGGCAATACGTCCAGCGCCTGTACAAGGAGGGCGACCCGACGCCAGTCGACAACATGCCGACTGACAAGGATGGGAAGCCATTCGACCACATCCCGTTCAGCTTCTTCGGCTCCGAGAACAACGACGCCGACATCGACAAGTCGCCGCTCGAAGACCTGGCCGACGTGAACATCCTGCACTATGGCAACTCGGCCACGGTGGAAGAGTCGGGCTTCATCAGCAGCCAGCCGACGCTGTTCCTGACCACGGACATTTCCCCTGATGAGTTCAAGAAGCTCAACCCGAACGGGATGCGCATCGGAAGCCGCCGCGGTTACAACCTCGGAAAGTCCGGCACTGCCACGCTGGTACAGGCTGAGGCAACCCAGCTGACCCGCGAGCTCATGAAGGACAAGCAAGAGCAGATGGTCATGATCGGCGCTCGCATCGTCCAAGAGGGCGGTGGCAACGAGACTGCCGAGGCTGCGCGCATCCGTTACAGCTCGGACAATTCAATCCTGGGCACTGTGGCGGGCAATGTATCCGAGGCGTTGAAGCGGGCCATCCTGGACGCCGAGCGCTTCATGATCGGCGAGCCGAACGAGAAAGACACCGTGTTCTGGCTCAATCAGGCCTTCTTCGACGAGGTGATGACCGCTCAGGACATCGCGGCGCAAGTCCAGCTGTGGCAGCAGGGCGTCATCGCCAAGAAAGACCTTCGCACCAACCTTCGCCAGTCGGGCACGATCGAGGCTGATCGCTCCGATGAGGACATCGACGATGACATCGAGGCGGCCGCTCCGGTGGTCGGTAGCGATGTATGAGCGCCGAAGGGTTCCTGACTGACGCGGCAACCCGTCATCAGATCTACGTCCAGCGCTATGCCGGCGGCAACCTGAAGCGGGCGGCCAAGTTCATCAGTAAGGCGATCAACACCGCCAAGGAGCGCGTAGCGGCTGGATTGAGCGCCTACGGCACCAAGCGGTACGCCTCGCAGATTGACGCGCTGTCCGGCGATCTGGCGGCCATATACGGCGACATGAAGGGTCAGGTCGTCATGGATCTGACCGAGTTCGGCGCCTATGAGGCCGAATTCAACGCGACCATGCTCGGAAAGGCGGTAAAGGCGGTTTTCCAGTTCAATGTCCCTGCGCCCGATATGGTCGCCGCGGCTGCGCTGGCCGACCCGCTGGAGCTGGAGGCGCGCAAGGGCCTACAGAGGATCAGCATCAGCGGCGCGCTCGACCAGTTCGGAACCAAGAAGGCGGCCGAGATCATCGGCGAGATCCAGATCGGTTCAGCCTTGGGCGAGACCAGTCAGCAGATTGGCGGGCGCCTATCCAGCGTGCACCAGATGCAGCAGGATCAGGCGTCGGCACTGGTTCGCACCATGACCAACCACGTCGCATCGACGGCGCGCATGGAAGTGATGACAGCCAACGACGACATCCTCGAAGGGTGGCGAGCGATTGCCACTCTGGACGGTAAAACCTCCCCGTTCTGCCGCCAGGTGGATCAGAAGGTTTTCCCGTTCGATGCGCCGAAGCCGCCATTCCATTGGAACTGCCGAACGTCGACCGCGCCAGTGCTCAAGGCGGAATACGCCCGCGAGATAAAAGGCTCCACGCGCCCCGCTGTCGGGCCGGACGGGGCTGAACTGGTATCGAGCAAGACCACCTATCAGGAATGGCTATCCCGCCAGCCTGCATCGTTTCAGCGCGACGTGCTGGGGCCTAATCGTTACGAGCTTTTCACGAAGGGCGAGTTAACCCTGGATAAGTTCGTGGACGACAACGGCAAGACGCTAACCCTCGCACAGCTGCGCGAAAAAGAGGCCGCTGCTTTCGAGCGAGCAGGTCTCTAGCAAGTCACCCGGCCAGCCTCATAGCTGGCCTCAATTCCGCAGGCAGGGCCTGCACCAAAGTCTCTGGGAGACAGCAATGACCTTGAAATTCCAACTGGACACCCTCGAAGGCGTCGACGATTCCGTAAAAGCGCTATACGTCGAGAAGGACGGCAAATTCGTGCTGGGCATCGAAGGCTTGCCGCAACCCGAAGACGTGAGCGGCCTGAAGTCGAAGGTCGAGGAACTGCTGAGCGAGAAGAAAGCGGCCGAGAAGGCCCGTCGCGAAGCTGAAGAAGCAGCCCGCACCGAGCGCGAAGAGGCGGCCCGAAAGTCCGGCAACGTCGAAGAGCTCGAAAAGTCCTGGTCCGAGAAGTACGCCCGCCGCGAGGCTGAACTATCCGGCCAGCTGGAAAGCACCAACAGCGCCCTGCAAGGCCAGATCCGGGATCTGACCGTAGGCCGCACCGCTACCGATATCGCCACCACTCTGGCTATCCCGGGCAGCGCCAAGGCATTGCTCCCCCACATCGAACGCCGACTGAGCGTCGAGCAACGCGACGGCAAACCCGCCGTTGTCGTGCTGGACGCATCCGGCAAGCTCTCGGCGGCGACGCTGGACGAGCTGAAAGCAGAATTCACCAACGATCCGGCCTTTGGTCCGCTGATCGCTGGTAGCAAAGCATCTGGCGGCGGGGCCGGCGGTGCAGGTAAAGGCGGCGGGGCCGCACAAGGCAACATCGGCGGCAACAAAGACGAGCGCACTAAAGCGATCGCAAGCAAGTACCCAGACCTCCCCCTCAAGTAAAGGATTGACTTTATGTCCCTGTCTCAAATGCAAGTGTTCAACGAATACATCATGCCGGCCGCGCTGGAATCGCTGGATCAGATGACCGAGGCGTTCAACGCTGCCAGCAATGGCGCGATCATCCTGTCCCCGGACGGTTTCACTGGCGACTTCCTGCAAGAGTCGTTCTTCCAGACCCTGGCCGCCGCCCAGCGCCGCGTGGATCGCTACGCTGCCAACGGTGCAGCAGCCATCACTGACCTGACCGAGCTGAAAAACGCCACGGTGAAGGTTGCCGGTGGCTTCGGTCCGATCCGCTACGAGCCATCCCAGATGACCTGGCTCCAGCGTCCAACCGTGCAGGGCATCGAGGTCGCCTCGCGCGCCTTCGCCGAGATCCTGCTGAAGGACCAGCTGAACACCGCCATCGCCGCGCTGACTGCTGCGATCACTGCCCAGGCAACCGCCACCAACGATGTATCGGCCACCGCCGGCATCACTCAGGCCGCCCTGAACAACGCTCACGCCAAGTTCGGCGATGCCTCGCAGAACCTGGTAGCCCAGATCATGCAGGGCACCACCTACCACAAGCTGGTAGGCCAGAACCTGGTCAACGCCGCGCAGCTGTTCCAGGCCGGCAACGTCCGCGTCGTGGACATCCTCGGCAAGGTCTCCGTCGTAACCGACGCCCCGGCCCTGGCTCAGGCTGGCACTCCGAACAAGGAGATCATCCTGTCCCTGGTGTCGGGCGCCGCGCTGGTGCATGACGCCCGCGACCAGATCTCGAACGTCGACACCTCGAACGGCAAGGAGCGCATCGAGACCACCATCCAGGTCGATTACACCTTTGGCCTGGGCCTGAAGGGTTACACCTGGGATGTCACCGCCGGTGGCAAGTCCCCAACCGACGCCGAGCTGGCCACCGGTACCAACTGGGACAAAACCGCTACCAGCATCAAGCACACCGCCGGTGTCGCTCTGATCGGTGACGCTTCCAAGTAACCCACTGAATGCCGCGCCGGGGCAGCCTGGCGCGGCTGAGGATCAAGCATGACCGATAAGAGCATCTGGTATCTGCCAGGCCCGTTTCACCGCTACGAAGACGACGTGAAGGCCATCGCCAAGAAGGCCGGACTGATCATCGTCGACGCCAACGTGACCGAGAGTCGCGACGGCGAGTGCGAGAAGCCGCCGAAGGTGAAGCTCAAAGAGCTGCCGGCACCGGCTGATCTGGTAGTCGAGGTTTCGCTGTCGCAGGTCGAGGTCGAGCTGAAAGAGGCGATCGGCAACCTGAATGCAGAGCGTGACGGCCTGCGCGGCCTGATCGAATCCCTCGAAGGGGAGAGCCCGCTTGAACATCCAGGCGCTGGCGAGCTGCCGATCCGCCTGTTCGACGCGCTGACCAAGATCCACGTCGGTTTTACCGAGCTGGCAGAAAGTCGCGATCAGATCACCCAGGAGCGCAACGCCCTGCAGGTAGAGGTCGAGGCGCTGAAGAAGGCAGAAGCCGAGCGCGCCGAGAAGGCCGGCAAGGCCAAGCCTGACGCCAAGGCGTAACACCGGGGCTACGGCCCCACTCATTCAACCGGAGGCCGGATGGCTACCTACATCACCGTGGCCGACGCGGACACCATCCTCGGCACTGACTGGACCACTCCAGAGAAGAAAGACCGCGCCGTCATGCAGGCCAATGCCTATCTGACCTCGCTCAATCTGACTGGAATCGACATGGACGCGATCCCTGACGAGGTCAAGCAGGCAGGCGCCGAGCTGGCCAAGTGCGCCGCTGACGGCGTTCTCTATCAGCAGCAGTCGTCTGGATCGCTGGAAGCCAAGACCGTCAAGGCGGGATCGGTAACGACCTCGAAGACCTTCGGCGCGATCGATTCCAGTTCCACCAAGGCCCAGGCCGAGGGAATCCAGTTCGCCCTGGCGCTGCTGAATCCCTGGCTTCGGTCGTCCTTCGGCTTCGACGTGTACAGGTGACCCATGGGAATGCGCGAAGAGATCCAGGCCGATCTGGCCGAGGCGTTCGACACTGACCTGGCCGACGCGGTTGCGCCATTCAGTGGCGGCATTACGCTGCCAGGCACCTGGGATCCGGTCAATGAAGAGTCGACTGACCCTGTTGTCATCGCCTACACCGGGCGCGGCGTGATGGATGCCTTCAAGGCTCAGGCCGTGGACGGAATCAACATCCTTGCCACCGACCAGCTGCTGATCGCGCTGACCAACGAAACGACCGGCACGCCTGCCGTAGGCCACAAGATCAACGGTTTCAGTGTGATCAATGTCCAGGTCGACCCGGCCGGCGCTCACTACGAGATCCAGCTGAGGAAGACGTAAATGAACGCCAAAGCCGGATGGAGCCATAGCCTGCGCGACTTCGCCGACCAGATCGACGAGGACGTGACGCAGCATGTGCGCGTGATCGCCATGGCCATGCTGACCGAAGTCGTCAACCGCTCGCCCGTGGGTAACCCGGACTTGTGGAAGGCGAACACCGAGCTTCGAGCGCAGAACACGGCACTGGCCGATGCCTACGACGCCAACGTCGACGCGCGCAACGCGACCAACACAGGCAAGAAGAAATTCAAGAAGCTGACCCAGCGTGAGCGCAAGGAGAACTTCTTTGTCGATGCCAAGGCCGCCGGCAAGGGCTACATCGGCGGGACATTCCGCGGCAGCCACATCGTTTCGGTGGGCTCGCCTGACTACACGGTCGTCGAAAACGTCGACCCGTCCGGCCGCGACACCATCAACAAAGGCGCGATGATGATCAAGGCGTCAGGTAGTTACCCCGTGATCTACATCCAGACGAACAGCCCATACGGCGAAATGCTTGAGCTCGGGCATTCGACCCAAGCCCCGGGCGGCGTCTATGACCTGGCCTGGATTGGCGTATCAGAGGCCTACCGATGACCTATGAAGACATCCGCAAGCTGATCACGGCGCGCATGGTCGCCTTTGCCGGTCTGCCGCAGTCGAGCATCGACTACCCGAACACCCCGACCTTCACGCCTCCGGCTGCCGGACTCTGGTGCCGCCTGAACATCCAGCACGCAACGGCCTTCATGGCCGGCATGGCTGACAAGCCGTACACCCGCAAGCCGGGGCAGATCAGCATCCAATGCTTCGCCCGGGTCGGCACCGGTACCAAGGCGCTCAACGTCCTGTCTGATCAGCTCGAAGCGCACTTTGCCTACTGGCAATCAGGCGACCTCGAATGCCTGGAGGCCAGCCAGATCCCGGCCGGCGAGTTCGAGAGCTTCTATCAGGTCAACGTGAATATCCGCTTCCGCGCCGGCTGATCCAGCGCAACGCACCAACTACAGCCCGCCGCGTGCGGGCTTTTCCATGCCCGCAATCTGGAGACTCACTATGTCGAGCGGCGCCAAAGTCACAAGTTACATCATCCCCGAGGTGACGCCCGGCGTTACTCCCGGCTCCGGCACCTGGGACACGCTACGGCTGACCGGCAATGCCATGACCCCGACCGTCAACACGGCGACCAGCGACGAGATCACCGACTCGCGGATCAGCCAGGGTTCGGTCGTGACCAGTACCGACATCGGCGGCGACCTGACCGCCGAACTGTCCTATGGCAGCTTCGACAAGCTGCTGGAGGCCGCTTTCTACGGCGCCTGGACCGCCAACGTGCTGACCGTGGGCGACGTGCGCCACACCTTCAGCATCGCCAAGAACTACATGGATGTGGGTGTTTACTCCCTGTTCAAGGGTGTGCACATCCCGACGTTCGCCCTGGACATCCCGAGCGACGGCAAGGTCACCGTCACCTTCGGCACCGCCTGCCTAGACTACACCGACAGCAACGTGCCGATCGTACTCGCACCGGCGGCCCCGACTTCCACCCCATTCATGAGCAACGGCAACGTCGGCACTCTCCTGGTCGATGGCGCATCGCTCGAAGGCCAGGCCTGTGTCTCTGGTATGACCATCAGCCTGGACAACGGCCTGCAGGCTCAGCGCTGCATCGGCACCGACAAGCTTGGGCCGGGCGCGCAGATCGCCACCGAGGCGGCAATCACCGGCACTATCACGCTGGCCTGGTCGGCGACGGCCTGGGGCATCTGGAAGAACACCTTCACCCGTGTTCCGGTCTCCGTCGAGTTCCCGATCACCGACAGCGCTGGTAACAAGTACACCTTCAGTTTCCCGGCGGTGGAAGTCGACGGCGAGCTGCCGAGCGGCGGCAAAAAGGATCTGATCGAGGTGACGCTGAATTACACCGTGGCCAAGATCGCCCCGACCATCACTCGCGCGCCATACGTGGCGCCGTAACACCGATCCACCCCTTGACTGCCCCGGCACCAACGCCAGCCGGGGCGGTCCTTTTCGGCGTGGCGTGAGGAATAACCATGGCTTTGCGACTGACCAAGAAAGACCAGAACATCTCGGAATACAAGTGGGTCGACTATGACGACGACACTAAGGTGTTGCTGGCGCGAATTGATAACCCTGAATACCAAGTCGCCCTTGAGCGCGAACGCCGCAAGTTGCGCAACGCTGACGCCCAGTTCGGCGTCGGTGTCGTGGGCGTGATCGACGGCGAGACGACCGAGCATCAGACCCAGTGCAGGCTGTTAGGCCAGTTCATCGTCAAGGACTGGGCCGGCGTGCTGGATGCGGACGACAACCCGCTGGCGTACAGCGCAGAAGTTGCCGAGCAGATGCTCGATGCCAACGTCGAATTCTTCCTGTTCGTCCTGCGCGAATCTGGCAATGCAGCCATCGAGGCGCAAAAGGCCCTGGCTGAGACCGTGGGAAAGTCGCAGCCCGCTTCGAGTGGGAAAAAGAGTGGGGCGGCGAGACAGAAAAGCGCCGGCTGATTTACCAGAAGTTGAAAATGGCGGTCCCGGATGAGCCGGAAACGGACCCGATGACCGACTACCTGCTGAGCACGTTCCGCAACATCACCCGCGGGCGCCGGTTTGTCTCGTCGATGGCGGGAGCCTTCCCTCTGCCACTGTCGGCCCGGGAGATATCGGATTGGCTGGAAGCGCACCCGCCGGCGATGCCTCGGGCAGAGATTGACGAGGTGGTTTATACCCTTGATGCGCTTTGCCTCAAGGCGGCAGGGGAAGAGTAAACCGCGCCTCTGTGATGCTATATTGCCAACATCACATGGGGGAGAAGTTGAATGCTCAGGATTGCAGCTGTAGTGGCGGCGCTGGTTGTTGTTGGGGGCTGCGCCTCTGACGCCAAAAGCTTGTACAGGTACGGCCAGCCAGTGATTGATGGTAATTATCTGAAGTCATTCGAGGTAAGCGGGTCAGGTCCGGTGGCGCCAGGGAAGATTGCCATGTGCGCAGCAGGCGCTGTCAGGAATGACCCGGTATCGCTCAGCGACTCGTCGAGAACCTTCGTTGGCGCGTATACGGGCAACTATTACCAGGCAGGAAGCAAGCGAGAAGTTGGTGGTGGCAACGCCATTCAGTACGTGGCGCCGGATGAGTCCAGCGTCGTGGCGAAGGGCGAGACAGGCTACACAAGCGGCATGGTTTCGCGATCCGTGCGCTACACCGTGACAGTCAAGAGCTCCGGCCCTGAAAGGAAATATCTGTTCGCCGGCATTCAGCAGGCGCAGCTCGATACCGGATCCATGGTCAACGCGGGCTACAGTCCCGTGCATGTGATGATGGGTGGCGGCTCAGAAGATGTCGCTCGCTCGCTGAGTGCTGTAGCTGAAGAGATAGAGACCTGCATTCGATAAGGTCGACAAATTACCAAGACCCGCTCCGGCGGGTTTTTTTATACCTGGAGAAAGGCAATGGCCCAAACATCCCGCCTCGTCATTGAGCTGGACAGCCGAGACGCCGAGCAGAAGGCTGTCGATATGCGCAAGGCGCTGGAAGGCGCTGAGAAGGCAGGCGCCAGTCTTAATCCAGCACTCAAGCGCACCAGTGACGCCATGCAGGATGTCGGCAAGAGCGCTGATAAGGCGACCAAGTCCATTGAGGATGAGGCCGACGAACTGGAGAGGCTGCTGGGGCAGATTGATCCGGTAGTTCGACGCCTGGGAGAGCTCAGCAAGCAAGAGCAGGATCTGGCCAAGCATCGCAAGGCTGGAAAGCTCGACGATGCCGCCTATGACAAATACCAGGCGAAGATCGCCGCGACTCGCGCCGAGCTCGTCCGCTTCAACGCCGACATGGGAAAGACAGGCATTTCCGCAAATCAGACAGCGGCTGCATTGCGAGGTGTGCCGGCGCAATTCACCGATATCGCCACGTCGCTCCAAGGCGGCCAAGCTCCGCTAACGGTATTCCTGCAGCAAGGCGGCCAGCTAAAAGACATGTTCGGCGGCGCCGGGCCGGCAGCCAAGGCTCTGGGCGGTTACGTCCTTGGCCTGGTCAACCCGTTCACCGTGGCTGCCGCGGCGGTCGGCACGCTTGGCCTGGCCTACTACCAAGGATCAAAAGAGGCTGATGCCTACAGCCAAGCCCTGATTCTGACTGGCAACGCAGCAGGCACCAGTGCCGGCGCCATCAGCTCGATGGCAGCAAATGTCAGCAGATCCGTGGGAACCATCGGCGCGGCATCGGTAGTGCTGGCTCAGCTGGCTGGCTCATCGAAAATACCCGCATCGTCCTTCGAAATGATCGCGACAGCGGCGCTCAAGATGGAAAGCGCTACTGGAAAGGCTGCAAGCCAAACCGTGGCGGACTTCGAGAAGCTGGCGAAAGACCCAGTGAGGTACTCGGCAGAGCTGAACGAACAGCTTGGCTACCTGACTGCATCCACCTACGCGCAAATTGAGGCCTTGGCGAAGCAGGGCGATCAGCAAGGCGCCGCAAACCTTGCCGAGAAGGCCTACGCCGAAGCGATCAGCTCTCGGGCTGACCTCATTAAAAGCAAGCTCGGCCTGGTCGAGACGGCATGGGACGGGGTTAAGTCGGCAGCCAAGGGCGCATGGGATGCGGTCCTGGACATTGGCCGGGAAGACACGTTCGAGCAGAAGCTGATCAAGCTTGAGGATCGGCTGAATCGAGTGCGTAACGCCAAGACGCCGACCATCTTCGATGACAATCCAAACCTTGGCGAGCTTGGTGCTGGCGAGAGCGGAGCGCAGTCGGCAATCACCGATCTGTATGTTCAAAAGGCTGAGGATGATCGACGCGCCGCCGCCAAAGCTGAGGCGCTGCGACTGGATAAGAAATCAATCGAGAGCCAAGGGAAGCTTAGCGAGGCGCTGAAAAATTCGGCCTCAAATGCGGACAAGCTGAAAGCGCGGTACGTCGAGATTGATGAGCTGATCGCGTCCGCAAGTCGCCGCGGCCAGGCGTATACAGCATCACAAATCAAGCAGCTGAAAGACGCGGCGGCAGAGCAGTTCAAGGATCCAAAGGCGCCGACGCCAAAGGCTTACACCGAAGACGCCGGGCTCAAGATGCTGGACGCAGCCCGTCAGACCAATGCCGTGTTACTTCAGCAGAATGCTTCGATCAATGGCCAGGGAATCTCCACCCAGAAGCTCGGCACCCAGGCGCAGGCGCTGGTCAAGTGGGAGCAGCAACTCGCCGATATCAAGGGCAAGAAGACGCTCACCGCTGACCAGAAGTCTTTGCTGGCCAGTCAGGATCTGATCACCGCCCAACTGAAGAAGAATGCCGGGCTTGAGCGTGAGGCCGAGATTCAGAATGGCATCAAGCAGGCGAACGACGACCAGGTAAAACTTCTGACCTTGACCGGCCAGCTTCGCGAGGCGAACAAACTGAAGTCCGGCCTCGATGACGCCCAGCAAATGGCTGAGTACGAGCGTCAGGGCAATACCGAGGCCGCAAAACGACTTGAAACGCTGATCAAGATCCGCGACATCAATCTCAACGCTGCGCAGAAGCCCGGGACGATTGAGGGGGTAACCAAGGCGCCGACTGCAACCGGTCTCGACCCGTCCGTAGGTGGGGCTGACAGCGAGGTCACTCGACTTAATGAAGAGTCGGTCAGACTGGATCAGTGGAGAGCTACCGAGCTTCAAAAGCAGAAAGCCTATCTCGACCTCAAGGCAATCAATGAGCAGACCTACGCCGAGCGCATAGCCAACATCAACAATCAGGCGGCCGAGAATCGGGCCAGGATCGAGCAGGCCAAAAACACGGCGATCATCAATCAGTCGTCGAGCTTTTTCGGGATCATGGCCACGCTGAGTCAATCAGGTCACGGCAAGCTAGCCGAGATCGGCAAGGCCGCAGCTATGGCCCAGGCGACGATCGACGGTTACTTGGCCGTCCAGAAAGCATTGGCTGCATTCCCTCCGCCGTTCAACTTTATTGCGGCCGGGGTTGTAGGTGTGGCCACGGCTGCCAACGTGTCGGCTATTGCTGGTATTGGATTCTCGAGCGGCGGCTATACCGGTTCAGGTGGCGTCAATGACCCAGCTGGCACCGTGCACAAGGGTGAAGTCGTATGGAGCCAAGACGATATCCGCAAGGCTGGCGGCGTGGCCACGGTTGAGGCGATGCGAAAAGGCAACGTCTCGGTGGGCTCGGGGTCAGGCGGCGGCGGTTCAACCGCTTCCAGTTCTTCGCCGGTCGGCGCGGCATCTATCACCCAGGTCATCACCGTTCAAGGTTCTGCCAGCGATGAGACGCTGACCCTGATCCAGCAGGCTGCACGGCAGGGCGCGCAGGAAGGCTACAACCTGGTACTTCGGGACCTCAAGCAGAACGGCCCGGCCCGCCAGATGATCGCTCGCAACCGATAAGCTCAAGGAGTAACGCATGGCTATCGCATGGCCGGCATCGCTGTTCCCGTCTGAAATGACGTGGGGCATCGTGAACAACAGCAGGTCCTTCACCTCAACGCTCTCCAATGCTCAGCAGATTGCTGGATATCCAGGCGCCTATTGGCAGTGCACGCTGACCTTTGGCTTGCTGACCAGGCTGCAGGAGCGCGAGCTGTCTGCATTTTTAGGTCGGCTTGATGGGATGTTCGGGACCTTCAATCTTCCGGCCTTCACTCGCACGCGCTCCGACAATATAGGGGCGCTGGCGGTGGTGACTGGAAATGCGCAGGCGCGCAACATGCTGGTATCTGGCGCAACACCTGGCGCGCCCATCTTCAAAATGGGCGACTACATCACGGTGGCCGGGGAGATGTTCGAGGTGACCGATGCGGTTTCCTCAAATGCCTCCGGCCAGGCCGTTGTCCCGCTGAACAAGCGGATCCGCAAGACGCTGACGCCCGGCGCTGCCATCGAGTACCGCAACCCGTATTCGGAAATGCGCATGACCTCCGACACCTGGTCGATGGCTGTTCGCCCGGTTATTGCGAGCGGCAACTACCAGTTCAGGGAGGCTTTCTGATGCCATCAGCATTTCCATTCAGCCAGAGCGTGGTGAACATCATCGCGACCGGCAAGTTCATGGTGGTCTACGCCTGCCAGCTCGACTTCCAGGATGGCATGGTCTTCGCGCACACCGGTACCGGGCAGCTGGTGATCGACGGCATCACCTACGAGGGCGTCGGGACGTTCGGCGAGATCGGGTCGGCGACGGAAAGCGACAACTCTGGATCGCCCATGTCGATAGACCTGACGCTGAACGGCCTGGACTCCTACATCCTGCAAGAAACCAATATCCGAGGATGTCGCGGCAGATCGGGGAAACTGATGTTCGTAGTGTTTGACGAGGCTGGCAACTACGCGGCGGACATTCTGTTCTCCGGCCGCATGGATGCTGCCCAATTCTCATTCGCCGGCAACGGCCAGGACGGCAACAAAATCACAGTCCCGATCATTGATCGCATGGCTGAGTGGAGCCGAACCGGTACCGAGCGCTGGACCGACGAGAACCACCGGGCGCGCCATGAAGATGACCGCTTTTTCTACGCCGTCGCACAAATGTCTGAGTGGCCCATCTATTGGGCGGCCACGAAAGATGCCCCGTCATTCACATACGACTAGTGACCTATGAGAAATCGAGACTGGACCACGCGTCTGCATGACGTGATCAAGGCCGCCTTAGGGCGGCCTTTTTCATGGGGCGAATTTGACTGCTGCCTGTTTGCAGCTGAATGCGCGGTCGCCGTGTGCAACACCGACCCAGCCGCCGAATACCGGGGCAAGTACACGACCGAGACTGGCGCAAAACGCCTTCTCAAGAAAAACCACGGAAGCCTTGAGGCTGCTTGGGATGCGTGTTTCAGCCGGGTGCCGCCGGCGTATATCCAGCGCGGTGACGTGGCGCTGTATGACGGCCCTAACGGGCGGGGCGTGGCGGTGTTTTGGGCCAATGAGTATTGGTCTGTCGCCGAAGAGGGCGTCAGCCGGATTGCGTGCGAGCCATTGGCGGTATGGAGAGTTGAATAATGAGCAAGGCAGTCAGCAAGGTAGCTCAGGTCGCGATCGGCGCAGTGGTTGGCTTTATGGTTGGGGGTCCAGTTGGTGCCTTTATTGGCGCTGGCGCAGGGCTCTTTTTGTCTTCCCAACAAGAGGCGCTAAGCACTGGCTCATCTCTGCGCGACAATGAGCCGTCAGCGCAAACCGTGCGCTCCGCCAAGGCGCCGATCCGCTTCATCCTAGGCCGGGTAAGCACCGGCGGCGTCTTAGTCTGGGCTCAGGAACAGAGCGGGGCTCAAACAGCCGGGGAGTGGGTCCACCTTGTATATGTTCTGAGTGAAGGCCCTATTGCCGCGCTGGAGGATATTCTTCTGGGCGAAGAATCCATCAGCACATTCGGGGCTGATGCTACCTACGAGCTGATCGTAAACCCAACCCAGGTCAACGCCTTCCTGAAGGCCAACTGCCCAGACTGGAAAGACAGCCAAATAGGGCGAGGACTATCGTTCGTTCGCCTGTCTCTACGCTACAGCGCGGAGAAGTTTCCATCAGGAATCCCGGACGCTCGATTCATCGTTCGCGGGCGCAACGACATCTATGATCCGCGGTCAGGCGCCTCCGCATACTCGCAAAACACAGCTCTTCACATTCTCTGGTATTTGCGCAATCGCTGTGGGATTCCAGATGACGAGATCGTTTTTGAAACTTTTGCTAGTGCGGCTAACGTTTGCGACGAGGCCGTCACCAATGCGGACGGCTCGGTAAGTCAGCGGTACAGGTCGGCATGCGTGATCGGAGCTGACGAGCAGCGCACGGCCGTGATGCAGAAGCTTGAAGCTGCGTGTGCGGGGAGGCTGATTCGTGTCGGCGGCCGCTGGATGCTTCAAGTTGGCGCGTATTACGGCCCCTATGACTTCGAGATCAACGAAGACATGGTGGTCGGCACTATCTCTGGCGGCACTGAGCCGACCAATGATGCCGCGATCAATACCGTGCGTGGCACCTTCATTGACACTACCCAGGCATGGGCTGAAACCGACTACCCAGAGGTCGTGGTGACCGAATGGGTGACTGAGGACGGCGGAGAGGCGGCCGAGACGCTCAGCTTCTCCTATGTGACGGATCCGTACCAAGCTCAGCGCCTGGCGAACATCGAATTGCGCCGGCGCAGGGCTGGCGGGACGATCAGCATTCCCATGAACTTTGCTGGGTACAATTGCCGACCGGGCCGAGCTGTTCGAGTAAATCTGCCGTCGCTAAACATCCTCGGCGAGTTCGTCGTGACGAACTGGAGCATGGGGGCCGACGATGGCTGTAGGGTTTCGCTAGCCCAGTACGAGCAGGCTATCTTCGATGACGCCGTTGGCGAACCTTACAACCCGCTCGGGTTCATCAGTCTACCGTCCGGCGGTCTTGGATCTCCTACCGGGCTGGCCTGGACACAGAACACTGGGGCTGAGGTCGTGCAGGGTGTTCTGTCCTGGACGCCGCCGGCGGGGATTGTGTCGTCCTACGTCGTCATCGTTCGTCAAGGCGCGACCGCTGTTCAGTCGCACTCGGTCCCGGCAACGTCGACTCAGTGCGCGATCAACGGACTGCCTTCTGGCAACTACTCGATGAGCGTGGCAGCCGTAGGACCTATGGCGCGCTCTGGCGAGGCGACCATCACCGTCAGCATCATGGGACCGCCAATTCCCGAGTCCTGCGTGGTGCAGTCCTCGATCGACAGCATCGTGCTGATCCCGCAGAACACGCAGAACGGCCTCAACGGCGGCACCTACGAGTACTTCTTCAGCACGTCGCCGACGGCTACAGCGAATGATGCGGATTATCTGGGGCAGGGCTTGTCCTTCACGCATAACGGCCTGGCGTTTTACACGAACTATTACTACTTCATCCGCTCTTCGAATGCCTATGGGAAAAGCTCGTTCCTTTATGTGCCGACTCAAACCTCGAACGATGTGTCTGCATACCTCGCTGCGCTTGCTGGGCAGATCACCGAGACGGAACTCGGCGAGGACCTGCTGGAGGAAATCCAAAAGATCCCTGGGCTTCAGGCGCAGATCGATGCGCTCGACGGCCTTAAGGGGTATGACCCGGAAATCACCTACGTTGAATACGACCTGGTGGTAGTGGGCAAGCGGATCTATCAGGCGACCGGCGACGTACCGCTCAATACTCCGCCGCCGAACCCTGCCTACTGGCTCGACGTTGGTCAGACGGTCGAGACGGCCAATGGACTGGCGCAGCAGGTTGCAATCAACACCGCCGAGATCACCGATCTCGACGGCATAGTCAGCTCTCAAGCGACAGCATTCGAAGCGTTGCGAGCATCGTCGAGAGACGACAACGGGGAAGGGGAACTGGCGGATGCGCTGAAAGGTTGGGACAGCACCGCATCGGCGGCCACGGAAACCAAGGTTCGGACCTCTGAAAACTATGCGATGGCTCAGCGGCAGACCACGCTCGATGCAAAGGTTGGCGAGAACGAGGCCAACATCACCACGCTTGAACAGGTGGTGGTTACGAATCAGCAAGCAACAGCTCAGCAGATATCTCAGCTGAACACGACAGTTGGCAGCCAGCAGACCGCCATCCAGCAAAACACATCGATCATCAACGACGTGAACGGCAAGGTGACGGCGAACTGGTCGGTAAGGATGCAATACAACTCCGGCACTGGGCAGTACATCGTCGCCGGGGTCGGGCTTGGCATTGAAAATGGCCCTGCCGGCCTGCAAAGCCAGTTCCTCGTCAGTGCGGATCGGTTCGCGATCGTCAACAGCATTGCTGGCGGCGCCGTTTCGGTTCCGTTTGCGGTGCAGGGCGGCCAGGTGTTCATGAACTCGGCGTTCATCCAGGACGGCACCATCACCAACGCCAAGATCGGTAACTACATCCAGTCAAACAACTATGTGGCAAACACTCAGGGCTGGCGACTTTGGTTCGACGGCACGTTTGAGATCAACTCGGCGTTCGGCGGAGGCGGACGACAGCTAATCAACAATTCTGGCGGCAAGGTGTTCGATCCAAACGGCACGAAACGCTACCAGTGGGGGGATCTAAGCGTATGAGTTACGGCGCCAGAGTGTGGGACGAAAATGGCAATCTGACCATGGACACCACGACATTCACTTACCAGGTGATCTGGCAGGGCGTGATTGACTTCAGTGGCGCCACGCCCAGCTACACGCTGAACATTCCGGGCTTCAACCCGGCCAACTGCGTGTTCATGATCATTCCGACCAGGGCACAGGATGTGCAATCGGCAGAGAACGACGGCTTGGGAAACACCAAGTCGTACCCATACGTCACCACGGCAGTGGGGCAAGTAGTTGTCCTGCCTAAAAACCCATCCGCCGGTGCATCAACCGGGCAGACAAGGATTGTCGCCAAGGCCTACGCGATAAGGTTTGCAACATGAGCTATGGATTCCTAAGCATCAATGACAACTCCTTTGTTCAGATCGATTCCGAAGCGCCGCGACTGTGCCTGCTGACCAAAGGATCGTATTCAGGCACCACCAATGCGTCGGGGGTATTTGCCAGGGCAATCACCAGCCAGGATCCGCCGCTGGTGTTTATCCGGCCGGATGCAGGCGTTATTCAGGTGCCGATATCGGTGTGGTTTACCGGCGGCCCGGGTAACTGGACTGGCTTCGCCATGAAGGCGTCCAACGTCACGGCAACGCTGAGCGGTCAATATTTCGTGGCCGCTTGGGCTTCGATGGGCACTGCCGCATATGGCCTGCGGCTATGGGACCAGAACGCCGCGCTGGTTTATGACAGCGGCGCGCCGGCGGTGGTGGTGACCTTCGCCGCGGGTAACTGGACGTATCTCGGCGACGAGGTGCTAACCGTTGGTCGCCGTTATATCTGGAGCATCAGCAAACTGCTTGGCGCGGGCGAATATATCTCCCTCAACCCTTTCGCCATGAACTGCCACAACGGGGCCTCCGGTGGTGGTTGCGCGCTTGGCGTCGATTACGCCAACAGCCGCATCCTCATGTACAGCCTCGCAACAACCGCCTGGACCGACCAAGGTCACCGGCCATTCCTCTGCGCCAAATTGCTGGCCTGAACCCCTATATTTCTGGAGATACTCAATGCCTTGGCACAGATTGGGGACGGTTTCTGTCACCCTCAATTCCAGCACCGTGACCGGTGTTGGTACCGGTTTTGCTGCGAATGCCCGGATCGGCGATGCCTTTATTGGCCCTGACGGACGGCAATACGAGCTAGGAAACGTCGCAAGTGATACGGTCATTTCGATCATCCCGGCCTACCTCGGGCCGACTGCATCTGGAGCGGCCTACGCAATAGTGCCGGTTCAGGGCTATCAGAAAGGCCTGGCTGATCAGGTGCGCGACTGGGTAAACACCTACGGCGCGAAGATGGCCGCCCTGGGCACCACCGGCAACTACGATATCTTGCCCGTGACCAAGGGCGGTACTGGCGGGACTGATCAGGCCAGCGCCCGGACTGGCTTGGCGGCAGCGAAAAGTGGTTCCAATAGCGATATCACCGCGCTCACCAGCATGACTACCGCGTTATCTGTAGAGCAGGGTGGAACCGGTGGCAAAACACCAGCCGATGCGAGGGCAGGTATTGGCTTAGGACCAACGGCTTCGCTCGCAATTGGCAGCATTGAGGTAACGGCAGCCACCCCATTCATCGACTTCCACTTCAACAACTCCGTTTCCGACTATGACGTGAGGCTGATTAACTCGGCAGCAGGCACGCTCAATGCCCTTGTAACAAACCCCAACGAGTTCAGAATCAACGGTTTCACAGCCTGGAACGATTCCAACTGTGGTAACAAGCTTGGGTCTATCTCGGTTGGCGGGGTTGGGTCATACGGTTTTTTCTTGACCAACACCGGTCTTACACCTGGAACAACTATAGCTGGCGGAAATTTGCAGTACGCCTTTGCGGTAGGGAACGGGCAAACAAGCCCCACCGGTCTTTGGCGTTGCATGGGTGACACAACGGCCGGTCAACGAACACTTTTCCAGCGGGTGTCCTAATGAACTATTCAAATCCCCATTCCCCTGTTTGGGGAAATACCTCACACACAACTATCAATCTTATGGTCACTTTCGAATGGCTGCGTGAGGAAGTCGAGTTTACAGCGGCGCCTTTTGACGTTGAGGAGCATGGCCGTGAACTGTTTGAGCGGGCGTTTAGCGGTGAGTTTGGCGAGATAGCCGAATATGTGGAGCCACCCCAATCGATCGATCAACTGATCGCCATTGAAGACGCCTGGAAACTTTACGAGATGGCGTTTATCGCCGACCAGCTGATTGCTATGGAGGACGGCGACCCTAGCGCGCTCCCGGGAACCGACCGGCAGTGGCGTGATTACAGGACGCAAGTCAGGGCCTGGAAGGAAGGGGTTTCGGGATTTCCAGATTCCGCCGGTCGTCCGCATCGCCCATAACCTCGGGCATCTAATGGGTGCTGTTTTCAAATGGTGAGTTGTTTTGTAAAAACCAATACAATCGCTGCATATTCCTAATGTGAGCGATACACCGTGCCCGAACAAAAAGGACTTTTGCAACCTAACGGCATTGATCTTGCACGATCAATAGCTTGTTTTCTTGTTGTGCTTATACACGTATCCGGTATTCGTTTCGGCGAGTTTGGTGCTGGATGGTGGGCGAGTAACGCGTTCGACTCTATCGCCAGAAGCAGCGTTACCGTTTTCTTTATGATTTCGGGCGCGTTGCTTTTGGTCAAGAATGAAGAAATAGGTACGTTCTACAAAAAAAGGGTTCTTCGAATACTGCCGCCGATATTTTTCTGGTCGGTGGTTTACATGCTTTATTTTGGCGTGCCGGGCAAGGGTGTTTTTGATTCGTTTTTGTTGATATTTAACGGGCCGGTCATAACGCACTTATGGTATTTGTATGTGGTTATTGGGCTTACCATGTTTGTTCCGTTTCTCGGAATGATATATCGCTCAGCAAGCGAAACTGAAAAACGAATATTCATAGCGATATGGTTTGTGGTTACCTCCATTTACCCTGTTGCCTGGGACATTCTCAACATCAAGACAAATCCGGTTCAGGTGTACGGCCTTGGCCCCTTTACAGGGTTTATGGGGCTGTTCTTTCTTGGGGCCTACATTTATGAGCATCGGTGTATTAGAGGGTGGAAATGGCTAACCGCCAATGCCGTTGGGTTCCTTGCTACCGGATTACTCATCGCCGCTCTAACATTTCATTACTCTGTCGAAAGAAAGCAACCAGTTGAATTGTTCTATGCGTATCAGTCAGCATTGGTTGTTATTGCCGCGAGCTTCATTTTCAACATGGCGGTCTGCTTCCCTGAGCTGAAGGGTGTTTCCGCGAAAGCTGTTAGATTTATATCTGACTGTTCTCTCGGAATTTACTGTTTACATCCTCTGGTTCTGTTTTTGTCAACGAAAGTGCTTGGCGTGCAGATTGCTATTGGCTGGTTGCCGGTTGCACTCACAACCCTGTCTGTTTTCTTGTTGACGGCGGCAATTATATGGATTGCAAGGCTTGCGCCAGGGATGAAACATGTAGCGTAAACAAATCATCCATTTAATCCCGCCATCGAGCGGGATTTTTTTTGCCTGGAGAAAAGTATGCCGATCACCTCTGCGCAGCTCCTGCAGATCCTCCCGAGCGCCGGCAAACAAGCCGGCGTTTTTGCGTCAGGAGTTCCACATGCCAAGAATCAGTGAATCACAGGCCGGCAGTCGAAACGCGCTGGCCTTCCTCGACATGCTCTCAATCGCCGAGGGTACGTCCACTAGCAAGTACACGCGAAACGATGGCTATGACGTGATCGTCGGCGGAATCGACAGCCCGAACACTTTCACTAGCTACGCCGATCACCCGCAGATCCTTGTCACCGTAAACCGGAAAGGCCTGAAGTCGACGGCTGCCGGCCGATACCAGCAGATGAAAAAGGACTGGGCGCATTACAAGGCCCTGCTCAAGCTGCCGGACTTCGGGCCGGCCAGCCAAGATAAGCTGGCTTTGCAGCACATCAAGGAATGCAGGGCTATTGCCGACGTGCATGCCGGTCGATTCGATCAGGCCGTCAGAAAGTGCCGGAACATTTGGGCCTCGCTTCCGGGCGCAGGGTATAACCAGCGTGAGCACAAGCTGTCAGACCTTATTGCCTACTACATTGCGGCAGGCGGCAAGCTGGCCTGATCGTAGCTATATAAAGGAAGGGATTAGGTAGCCAGAACGGCTGAGAGGGTAGGCCCGCACGGTTGGCGGGCTTGTCGTGGTTACGGCTTGCTGTCCAATTCTGCGTTGGAAGACAGGGCGTCACGGCAGATGCTAACCACGTCACCATCGTCGCTGTTATCGGCCATCATTTCCATCTTCCCTAGAAGATCGGCCACCTGAGCGCGCAGGTCGATAAGCTCGCCCTCGGCCTTGTTCGCACGTTTCGACCATGCGCGGCGGCTTTTGTTGAGGCACGGGATGCAGTCATACACGGTGCCAACTTCCAGATAACCCGGTGGCACTCCGGCTTCAGGGTGCGGGTTTTTGGTTTGCTTCAGCCCGCAGAAGCAAAGAGGGCCTTTCTCATCTTGCTGTCCAGGTGTGGCGCAGACGTGGTTCGACTTAGCGCACATATCGTCGCGACTATTGGATTGCACCTTCACGAACAGATGAGCATTCCAGTTCTGGGAAACCTGCTCGAAGCGCTTGCTGGCGATCTCTTCGCCGAACATCGTTTCGACTTGGACTTCCGTGTCGTCAAACATGATGAGGTACATCGGCATACCTTCGATTCCACTCATTGCTCACCCTTCCATTCTTATCTGTAGTTTTCCATCCGGGGGATTTAAACCCCCGGTCGGTCGTTGTATTCCGTGGCCTGTAGCGGTGTGGTAGCTGAAAAGCTGCTGAAACCGCAATTAGGCGTGACTAATAGTCCCTTTCTAGTCACCCGTTTTTTTCGGCGCTGACGGCGCGCTTCATGAAGGTGATCCAGTGGGTATTTCCGCGCTTGCCTGACTTGTGGCCAAACAGGGGCTTTTCGTCGGTCAGGGCCAGCAGCTCACTTACAGCCACCTGAATTTCATTCCACTTGAAGATCAGAAACCCTTCAGGCTCCAGCACTCGAAAGCATTCGGCAAAGCCTTTTCGGATGTCGTCGCGCCAGTCGCTGGTCAGTACGCCGTATTTTGCACGCATCCAGCTGTCGACTCCGGCCCGGGTCAAGTGAGGCGGATCGAACACGACCATTCGGAACGTGCCGCTATCGAACGGGAGCTGGCGAAAGTCCATCAGCACATCGGGCTCAACCTTCAGCACGCGACCATCACAAAGCAGGTGATTTTCGTCGCGGATGTCGCCGAACAGGGCGCGCTGGTCGTCCTTGTCGAACCACATCATCCGACTGGCGCTGCATGGGTCGAGAACTTTTGCCGCTGCACTCATGGCTCAAGCCCTCGCTCAATCTGGTGTTGCATCAGGTTGGCATTGATCAGGCCGCGCAAAGGGTGTTCTTGCGGAACGTGCTCGCGGGCCTGTTTGAGCAGATCGGCCAGCTCGTCGATCCTGGCTGACGCGGCATCAAAGTCGGTGGCCAGCACGCATTCGCCATCCTTGTTTGGGAAGTGTTCCTGCATGTGCCAGTTGGCCATCCAGCGCTTCACGTCGCTCATTGCGCGCCCTCCTTGTTGGCCGGCTCGGCGCTTTGATTCAGCACCTTGATCGTGCCGCCTGCCGCGACAATGGCAGCGTCTACTTCATGCGCCGGATACGCGTACTGCTCCGCCAGATCGCACGCCCTTTCCGCCTCAGGCAGCACTACCGCTAACGGCTCGGACGGCGAGGTATACGCGACCATCGTTTCAAACAGCTTGTGCTGCGACAGCTCAACATAGCGGGACCTGTCGCAAGTTGCGTAATCGCTCAGGCCCTTTCGGCGGTAGAGGTAGATCTGTTCGTTGCTCATGCGCTTTCTCCCGATTCGGCTGGCTGCGTGTTGTAGTCCTGCACCAATTTCAGAAAGCGCGTGCGGCCAACTACGGTCATGGCGCTGCGCACTGCGTGATCTTGTAGTGCCAAGGACATTTCCGTAATGCACTCTTCAAGAGTTGACGACAGCTGTGCATTCCGCCGCTCAGCCCCATCAATGCTGTACGACTCTGTGAGCTCAGCACGCAGCGAGGCGATGAGGTTCTTCTGCTGCTCGACGACTGTGTTCAGGCGGTCGACCTCGCCGGCATCGGATCGGGTGAAGAGTGGAACTAGGTTACCCTTTGGCGATTGCTCCCCGAAGGCGTAGCAGCACTCATCTTTTCGAAGTGTTGCCAGTACATCCGGCTTGATCCACGTCACCGGTTGCGAATCAGCTTGCGGTGGGGCGAGCATGGCATTCAGCTCTCTGGCAAGGGCTGCGCAGTGGTTGCTGGTCAGCATCGCCTCATTGCTGATCTGGCAGTTCGCCGTCATTACGTCCTTCATTGTCAGCTGCATCACTCACCCCTTCGTTTGTTTGTCGCCGGACTGCCCGGCCTCATTTGCCAGCGCCTCAAGCGCGAACTGCACGGTGTACGGTGCCTTGCGGTACGTTTCGTGGTCGGTGGCCACCAGGTAATAACGCAGCGCCCGGTCACTCATTCCGAGTGCGGCGGCAGCCTTTCGCTGGCTGATACCGGCCTTGTCCAGCAGCCCGCGCAGGTATTCCGGGTCTGGGTTGTAGGTTGTTGCGTCTGGCTTCATTGTGAATGACCCGTCTGTTTTGGAATTTGCAAAGCCCCGGTCAGGGGGATTGCTTCGGGAGCCTGTCCATCAGGAACTTTTCAAGCTTCTTGTTTGGCCAATCCGTGACGTCGATCCAGTCCGGATGGACCTTCTCCACTTCAACAGGATGCAGCCAGCGGCCTTTCACCGCGTCGGGGCTCAGGCAGAACCTGAACCCTTGATCCTTTAGACTCAAGCCCACAACCGGCCGGCGTTGGCTTCGTCTGCGCAGTGCTGGCAAGCAGCAGCTACAAGCTTCGCAACCTCAGCCATGACATTAGGAACTTCTAGGGCGAAGGCCTGGCAAGCCAACTCAAAGGTCTGACCGTTTGTTTTGGCTACCAGCTTCAGGGCGTCTTCTACAGCGATTTGCATGAAGGCTGGGGATTGAGCGAATTGAGCGGCTGTGTAAGTCATGTTTGTTACTCCGGTTCGCCGCGCCGTTGTGGCTGGCATGGGTGTTACTATAGGAACATTGTTCCTACTTTGCAAGAGCCTGAGCTGGATATTTTTCAGGGCTGCCAAACATCGCCGCCGCCTTATCCCCCGACGAGTCGCCATCAGTTGGAATCCAGCGCCCGTATACCCGCGCAATCATCAACCATGAAGCGTGGCCCATCTGCTTGGCCACCCACATAGGATGCTCGCCCGCGCTCAGCATCATGGATGCGTAAGTGTGCCGGGTCTGGTACGGGTTCCGGTAGCGCACGCCTGCCCGGCGGATGGTCGGCGTCCAGAGCGACTTGCGCAGTTCCTGGTCGCCGTTGAATGCCCGGTTATGCCTCGGGTCATGGAAAACGGCCTTCCCTTCTATATAAGTGTGCTCGCGCTGGGCCTTCAGCGCCTCGAACGACATGGGCAGCAGGCGCACGCTACGCACCCCGGCCGCCGTCTTCGGCGTCTCTGCCTCGCTGGCTGCCGCCGTCAGCCCCCGCGACACCCTCACTTCCCCTCGGTGCCAGTCAATGTCGCCCCACTCCAGCGCGACCAGCTCCGACGTGCGCAGGCCGGTCCAGAATGCGAACTGCAGAAGGTTCCGATACTGCCCGGTCGCCGCCGCCAGAATGGCCCGCTGCTCGTCCGGGCTGAATGGGTCGATCTCGTCCTCGGTGCGCGGCTTGCCCTTCACTGAATACGTCCAGCCGGCCAGTGGGTTCGATTCGATCAGCTCGTCGTCCACGGCATCGCTCAGGGCCGAGCGCAGGCACGATTGCACGTTGGCCAGCCGCTTGTTCGTCGCCGACATCTTGGCCATGGCCGCCCTGACCTCTTTGCGCGTGACCGATGCCAGCGCCAGACTGCCCAGCGCCGGTACCAGAACCCCCGCAACGATCTTGCGGTAACCGTCCAGCGTGGACGCCTTCAGGATGCCGGCCTTGCGCTCAAGCCATTCATCCAGGTACTGGCCCAGCGGAACCTGTCCGGATTGGCCGACAGCCGACACCGCCCGCTTCGACCGAGGAAACGCCTCGGCATATTCAAACTCGCCCCGGTGAATCGCCAGATCAATCGACGCCTTCTGCTGCTGCGCCCGCTTCAGGTTGGCCGGCGTAGGCTCCAGCGGCAGGCGCTCCCGGCACTGCTTGCCGTCGACCATAAAGCTGATCTCGATACTGCTTTTCGATGCCGCACGCACCCCGCGCTTCGCAGCCATACGCCACCCCTGACGATTCGTTTAGTTGGCCGACAGTTTAGACCTGTGCCGCGCTGGGCGGCACCGGTTGGCACTGGTTATGCCAGCGGAGCGTAGACTTCTCCGCGCCGCTCGGCAGATGCCTTGCGATATGTTTCGTTGGTGTACGGGGCGTCAGGCTCGCGACGAATGAAGGTCATCGAGTAGGTGGCGCCTTTCGCTCGGTGGGTACTGGCGCAGTACTTCTCGATCAGGTACTGGGCGTCGTGCTTGTCGCCTTTCTCTGCTCGGCTGCCGGTGCCGATCGTTCCGCCTTTCCACGAACCCTTCTCCGGACCGGTCTCGCCGTCAAAGGCGATGTCCAGCTCGATGAAAGTGCGAGTAGGGCGCAACGCGCCGAAGTACTTCTTCACCCAGCCAGTGCCGATACGGTAAACCCTCTTTTCCATATGGCAGTAGGCGCGGATCTCTTGCCCGTCATAATCCTTCAGCAGGAAGACGTAACGCGGCATCGCATCCTTTATCGCCGACTTCTCCTTGTAATCAAGGCAGACACCTTTGCCCTTTTCGATATGCTCAGTGCCGTCCGCGTCGCATATGGCATTCAGTACAAGATCAAATTCACGCCAAGGGAAAGAAAAGTAACGGGACTTCGTGGTTCGAGAATCCCAAGTGCTCGGGCCGAAACTGGTGTGCAGTCCGTGTGTCTGCATATGAAAGCCGAACTTTCGGGCGTGGTACTCGAAGTAGTTGAGGTGCCCGAATTGCTCCAGTCTCCGCGCCGCGTCTTCAGGGCTTAGCGTGGTGAAGGCATGCTTCTGCGCCCATGGCTTGATGATGCGAGGAATCTTGATCCAGGCTGAATATTTCCAGACTTGGATGATGAGCTTGTTTCCCGGATAGTCGCCGTTGTCGCCAGAATCAAGGGTGATGCCGAACACGCTGTCGCGCTGACCCTTGTAGTAAAAGTCGATGAAGTTGAGGATCACGAGCTTGTCATGCCATGGGTTGGCCCGGAAAACATTGCGGGACCACCAAGCTTTGATGATTTCGAACATGCAGAATTCCTCGCCCGCCGGTCACCGGCAGGCTCTTGTGTGGGGTAGGGGTTAGGCGAACGGGGTTATGGTTTCCAGCTTCGGCCAACGCGAAAAACTATCATCAGGTTGTGATGGAGAGGAACCTTGAGCACGCTGTCGAAAAACTCGCCCTTTCCAGAGATGAACCCTGTAGGCACCTTGCTTCCTGCGGTCCCAAATTCTCGCCAGCATTCCTCGCCGCCGTTCTCGTCCCAGTAGGCGCGTTCGCGCTTATGAATTTCATCGTAGGTTTTTATGAACACGGAGTGATCCGGAATATCACAGATCCGGCGCCATGCTGGATTGCGCTTGCACCAGTCGGCGGCATGCTGAGCGGCTTGATCGGCAGAGTAAAATTCTTTGGTGTTTTTTTCGGCCATCACTTCAT